CAAGTGGACATACAGGAATGTATCCACTAGCAATGAACATAGAGCAGGGTATTAGAACAGGTGGTACAACACTTGTTGCTGATATAAGTGGCAGAGATTCATTAGCCGCAATGGCAGGCGATCAAGCATACGTTACTAACAAAGGTGACGGTGAGTGGGGACTATACATGTATGACGGAAGTGCATGGGTACAAATATCAGACCAAGACAGCTCAACTGTAGATGCTAAAACATTAACAGTTACATTTACAATGCCTGTTAGTGGATTTGGAACAAGCACAACAACTAACATGGGTAATATATCTCCTGGCAGAAAAATACAAAGTATTAGTGTTGATGTGCAGACACAATTTACAGGACACTCAGGTGGCTCACCAAATATAGAAGTAGGAACTGTATCAGACCCAGATGCATATTGTGACAGTCCTAATAACGATCTTACTGAAACAGGTTCATACATTGTTAATCCAGAGTATATATACCCTGCATCAGAAACGCAAGACCAACTTATACGAGCACGTTGTAATCATTACAATGCCAGTGCTGGAAACGTAACAGTCAAACTTACCTACGTTTAACAAAAATCCTAAAAAACGATAAATACAAGTAACGTTCAGCGAAAGCGAAAACGTTATCGATAACGAATTAGAACATAAGTATTAGGAGATACAACATGGCTGATATTAAAAACTTTGGTATCAAAGGTATAGCGGCTGATGTACAAATGGGCAAATCAGGCGGACGTTTAATTTACGACGCAGGTAACGGAAGATTTGACTTAACTCAAAGTAACGGAACTACTCTAGAAGATATTAGATTAGGAACGGTTACGGCGGGAGCCTGGAATGGTAGTGCAATCAGTAGTCAATACGGTGGTACAGGACAAGATTTCAGTAGTTCGTCAGGTGTTATTAAGGTTTCAAGTGGAACTATGTCAGCAGGCTCGATTGCCTTGGCATCAGATGTAAGTGGTACATTACCAATTGCAAATGGTGGTACGGGTGCAACTTCGGCTTCTGCGGCAAGAACCTCTTTAGGACTTGGTAACTTGGCAGTTCAAGCAAGTAATGATGTAAACATAGATGGCGGTGCCATCGATGGAGCAATTATTGGTGCGAACTCAAAGGCGGCTATTGGCGGAACAACAATCACAGCAACAACGGCATTCGTTGGTGATTTAACAGGAAATTCAGATACAGCAACAGCACTGGCAACCGGTAGAACAATCGGTATGACAGGTGACATGACATGGACATCAGCATCGTTTGATGGTACAGGTAATGTAACAGGTGCTGGAACTTTAGCAACAGTAAACAGTAACGTAGGATCATTTGGTAGTACAAGTGCAATTCCAGTTGTTACAGTTAATGCTAAAGGTTTAGTTACAGCAGTAACTACAGCAAGTATCGTAACTTCTTTAACAGTAGACGGTGATTCAGGAACACAAAACGTAGATTTATCAGCAGATGATTTACAGTTCTTGGGTACAGCAAATGAAATAGAAACAGCAGTTACTAAAGACGGAACAGACGTTAAAGTAACTTTAGGTTTACCTAACGACGTAACAATAGGTAATAACCTAAGTGTTACTGGTAGTTTCTTATCAGATGATATTACAGCGGCTACAGTTACAATTAACGGTAACTTAACAGTTACAGGTACGCAAACAACTACAGATTCTACAGTTGTTACTATTGCAGACCCACTATTCCAAGTAGGTTCAAATACTAACGATAACTTAGACAGAGGTGTTACTTATCTACATAACGATGGATCAGCAAAAACTGGTTTCTTTGGTATGGACGAAGGTACAGGCGTATTTACATATATTCCAGATGCAACAGACAGCTCATCAGTAATTACTGGTAGTGCAGGTGCTGTTAAATTTGGTGCAGTAGAAGGTACATCATTTAGTGATGGTACTATTTCAGGTGTAACATTTGTAGATGAAGACAATATGTCCTCAAACTCTGCAACTAAAATACCTACACAGCAATCAGTTAAAGCATACGTTGACACTCAGATTACAGCACAAGATTTAGATTTTGCGGCTGATTCAGGTGGAGCTCTTGCTATTGATTTAGATAGTGAAGCATTAACTATTGCAGGTGGAACAGGACTTACTACAGCAGGTAGTGGAAACACAGTAACAGTAAACCTAGACGACACGGCTGTATCAGCCGCTAGTTATGGTAGCAGTACTGCAATTCCAGTATTAACTGTAGATGCACAAGGAAGAATTACAGCGGCTTCAACAGCCTCTATTAGTACTTCTTTCACTAGTGCGGCAGATTCAGGTTCGTCAAATACTATAGACGGTGGTGACACTTTTACTATAGCAGGTGGAACTGGTATGTCTTCCGTAGCAAGTGCTACAGATACAATCACAATGAACTTGGACAATACAGCAGTATCGGCCGGTTCATATGGTAGTGCAACAGCAATTCCAACTTTTACAGTTGACGCACAAGGACGTTTAACAGCGGCCGGAACAGCGGCTATTAGCTCAGATTTAACAATCGGTGCTGACAGTGGTTCAGATGACGTTGTAAGAGTAGGAACTGATACATTAAACTTTATAGGTACTTCAAACGAAACTACAACAACAGTTAGTAACAATACTATTGCTGTTGGACTAGCAAGTTCGATTAGTGGCTTAACAAGTTTAAGTGCAACAACATTAAGTGATGGCGTAGCAAGTATGAACTCAGGTGCCCTAACAGGAGTAACAAACGTTACTGCTTCAGGTACAGTACAATATGGTTCATTAAGCGACGGCACAATTACTGTAACAGGTTTTGCAGATGAAGATAACATGGCATCAGATAGTGCTACACTTATCCCAACTCAACAATCTGTTAAAGCATACGTTGACTCAGTAGCAACAGCGGCCGACTTGGACTTCCAAGGCGACTCAGGTGGTGCATTAAGTATTGATCTTGACAGTGAAGTCCTTGACATCGCAGGTGGTACTAACATTACTACTGCAGGTTCAAGTAACACATTAACAGTAAACCTAGACGCAACATTATCAGGAATGACAGCAGGTACTTTCTCAGGACAAGTATCAGCAGGTACATTAACTGATGGCGTAGCAAGTATGAACAGTGGTGCATTAACAGGTGTTACAACTATTGCTACATCAGGTGATGTAACAGTTGGTGGTAACTTAACAGTTAGTGGTACACAAACTAGTGTTAATTCAACTAACACAACTATAACTGACACCTTAATTACACTACAAAGTGGATTAACAGGTGCTAACCCTAATGACATTGGTCACATTTATGAAAGAGGAACAGATGGTAACAACGGTTTCTTAGGATGGGATCAAAACGTTGATAGATTTGTAGCGGCGACTACAACTGCAGACGGATCAACTGCTGGTGATTTAACACTAGCGGCAACTGATTTTGAAGCGGCTGGATTCCTTGGTACAAGTGCTACAATTAGTGGTGCTGTAAGTTTTGGTACATTAACAGATTCAGGTGAGAGCATTGCTGTTACTAAATTTGTTGATGAAGCAGACGGAATTTCAAGTAACGATAACGATACTACAATTCCAACTTCAGCGGCAGTTGTTGACTATGTTGAAAACAATGGTGGTGACGGACTATTACTAAGAGCGGCAATAACAAGTGGAGCAACAACGGCTTCAATTGGTACTGTCCCTAACGTTTCTAGCAGAACATATTATGCAGAAAAGATAGTAATCAAAGTCAGCACAGCATTTAGTGGTAACAGTATTAATTACATTACTATTAAAGAAAATGCTGGTTCAGGTAGTACACTTGTTGCTAAAGCAGACGCAGATGCGGCTACAGTAGGTAACTATATTATAGAACTAGATGGCGACATAGCACTTACAAAAAATGCGGCGGTAACGTTAGCATTCTTTGACGCAAGTGATAACGCAGTGGCTCCTTCAGCCGGTGCGGCAGTGGCTTCAGTTCACTACAATTGGGTTTAATATAACCTAGGGTAGGGAGTAACTTTAAAGGGCAGTTTTTTACTGCCCTTTTTTTGAGTTTTATTTCTGAGCGTCTGCTCTGAACGAGCATATAAGCATGGTTGTTTCAACCATTGACATATTAGGAGTTAAACTCCAGGGTATATGACTAGGCCAGTATATTACTTTAAACTGTTTGGGTTTAATAAAGTGTGACGTTTCTTGTGTGTTTTGACTGGCATATATTTTAGATGTATAATTATCTAATTTTAAATGACTGCCTTTGTTTGTTGTTTGTAGGTATATTCCAGCATTGTACCATCTTTGATGCTCTATTGTAGTAGGGAAAGAGTGGTGAGGATTAGTTGAAATAATCCAAGGATTAAGTAAATTTATATCTCTAGCAACTTGTAAGTCAAAGTGTTGTACTACATTTGAAACAAAATTAGTTGCTAATAAATTTGCTATATTTCCTATAACACCTTCACATGGAAATTGTTTGTTAGTAAACCACCCATAAACTGTCTCAGTTGTGATACCGGATTCTTTATTAAGTTTTAGGCTGTCCTGGATTTGCCTATTTAACTCTTTAGGAACCTCTATCTGAGTTTCAAATACATAGTCTGGAAATACTGTCGTCTTTTTAACTGCCATACTACTATTTACCTTATATTGCTTGACATTCGTATGAAAACCAGTATAATAGTATTGTAACTAGGAGAACGGTATGAAAAAAGATAAAGTTATACTCACAGACATAGATGGTGTAGTATTAGATTGGGAAGAAGGATTTAATGTCTGGATGCAACATCACGGACATAATTTAACTGAAGGCTATCAGTTTGTGTATGATGTAGGTACAAGATATGGAATTACTAAACAAATCAGTCGCAGTTTAATAAAACAATTTAATGAAAGTGCGGCTATAGGGTTTTTACCTCCACTCAGAGACGCACAATGGTATATTAACTTGCTACATGAAAAGTATGGCTATAAGTTTGTTGCTATAACAAGTCTTAGTTTAGATCCTTATGCAAAAGAATTAAGAGAAAGGAATCTTAAAAAATTAATGGGCGATGCATTTATAGAGGTTGTATGTTTAGATACAGGTGCAGATAAAGATGAGATTCTAGCAGACTATGGACACAAATATCCTGGTGCATACTGGATAGAAGACAAACCAGAAAACTTAATGGCTGGTGTTAATGTTGGGCTTAAAGGCATACTAATGGAGCATGGTCACAACATGGAATCGCCTGTCGAAGGTACTGTCGTTAAGAATTGGGAACAAATACACCAATATATTACCTCAAAATAAAGATAAATATAAGTACCATCCAATAATACCTTTTAGGTATATTATCCATAATAAATATTACTTAAATAATATATGGAGAACTAAATGTTTAAATTATTAAAATCGACTGTAGCAGTCGCAGTATTGTCATTTATGGCAGTTCCAGCCTTTGCAGGTGTTAGCGGCGGTGTAAGTTATGCCAATGATTATATCTTTAGAGGACAATCACAAACTATGGGCGAAGCAAGTCTATCTGGTCAGTTTGACTGGAATCATGACAGTGGAGTTTATGCTGGTGTTTGGACTGGAGAGGTTGATATAGACGGTGCAGATAGAGAAACAGATATGTACTTTGGCTATGCTATGGACTTAGGATCAATAGGTATAGACGTTGCGTATGTTGACTATGCTTATAGCGGAAACGATGCTCTTGACGGATCTGAAATTTGGCTATCAGGCAGTATGGGCGATATGTCAGTATTGCATGTTATGGGTCAAGACGACTGGAACGACTACACAGAATTTTCATACTCATTATCAATGGGTGTAGATCTTTCTTTTGGTATGTGGGATAATGTTGGAGACAACATGAAGATATCCAAGTCTTTTGATCTTCCAATGGGTCTTGAAGGTAGTTTGGCTTATGTAGACTTTACTGCTGATGATGATTCAGGAATGATGGACGAAGATACAGTAGTATTTTCTTTATCCAAATCATTCTAATAAGATTAGAAAATATAAAATACCTCCTTTTTGGGGGTATTTTTATGAATAAACACTTGACAAAGTTTAAACATTTGCTATAATATGTATTGTAATTAGGTAAAGGAGTAGAAAGAATGCAGAAATTTCCAATAGATGAAGTACTAGCAGTTAGTTGTGCCGCTCACAGAATAAATGAGGGCTTTATTAAAAAGGACCAGGTAAGGTTCGATAAAAAGTTTGAAAAAACGATATGTAATAGTGACTTATTATATAATTATTTTTTTACAGATAAAAAATTTAAAGTTATTGAAGAGGACAAAACTACTGCAACTGAAGTTAAAGAATATCTTGCAGGGTTAAGTTTTAAAGCATTAGAAAGACAACTTACTGAATTTGAGTCAAATGTTCTTAAGTTAGTAAGTTCTCCTGAAATTGCTAAGGATAAATTAGGCATAGCCGCTAGTTTACCTAAAGTATATCTAAATAAAGTAGATCAGGATACTTGGACTGATAGAGAAATGGAATTATCCAGAACTAGTGAAAAAATTGGTAAACTACATACTAGGGAAAAAATTAATGCTACTGTAGAGTTTACTAGGTATATACCAAGAACTATGAGTTATATTGTGACTTGTAGTGTAAATGACCAGCACATTCTAAAGTTCTTTACAGACAAAAAAATTGCACCAGGCATAGAGATTACAGTTGAAGGTTTTGTAAAAGGACAATCTAAAGGTAAATATCATGCTGGATTTGAAACTGTAATAAATCGAATTAAATTTGTTGAAGAAGGAAAATAATTTTTATAGTGTGTCTTAGGCGTCGCGTCAGGTTATACCACTTTAAACACATAACCTAAATTGCAAGTCACACTGATCAGAGACTATAAACCAGCGATCAGTTTAGAAAGAACCTCCCTTATGGGGAGGTTTTACCTTGATAACCTCTCAGTAGCTCAGCAGGATAGAGCAACGGCCTTCTAAGCCGTGGGTCGCAGGTTCGAATCCTGCCTGAGAGGCCAAACTTCTGATAAATAGTATATGGTAGACACACAAGGAGTAATACTATGGCAGAGGTAGAAGGAAAAGGCAACGTACAAGTTGACTTGGAAAAATATACAGAGCTTGTCTTAAAAGTCGATGAGGCACAAGACAAGATTAACGAGATGAATAATCTCAGAAAAGAATTAGCGATAGCAACTGCGGCCGCTAAACCAGTAGAAAGGTTTTCTTTTGGTGCATTATTTAGAGATGAAAATGACATCAATGAGAAGGCAATAATTGGTTTTATGAGTTTTGGATTAATGGTTGTATTTGGTGCATGTGATTTAATTACAGCATTTTGGGATATGGATTTAAAAATATCTGATACAATATACACATCATTTGTTGTAGTAACTTTAGGTTCATTTGGTATTAGTGAGGCAGGAAAAGCCTTTAGCAAACAGTAAGAATTATGAAAGAATTAAAAGAATGGCATAAAGATTATACGTTAGACTTTATTGAAAAGTATAACTTATCTATGTATACGGTTGCTTGGATCAGTTGGATTAAGGGAATGGTTACAATGGCTATTCTGCTTTGGATATTTTAATGTTTATTAAACACTTTGTAAGAATGTTGACACGAGAAGAACTCAGTGATGAGGACGTTATTGTGTATTTTGATGTTGTACAAAGTGTTGTACCTACAAAACTACTGACTGCTTATGATGAAGAAAAAGCAAAGGTAGGAATTGAAGTTATGGCGTACACCAGTGAAGATGACGATGGTGATATGTTTATATACGAAATTATTTTGCAAGACGAAATAGATGCAGATGAGGGTGATGAAATATCAGATGAACTTTTTGAAGAGTTTCCAGATATTAAATTTACATTTGAGGCATCAGTAGAAGTTTAGTGCTAGTAGAAGTTCATTTTAATGGCAACGAATTCGTTGCTTACGACAAGCAAACCAATCAACAAATAACAGATAGTGCAATACTAAATGTTATATCCTTTGAACAATTTCCAGGAATTAAAGGTGTATTTGAAATAAATGTTGACACCGCCGGAAGATCTGTTATAATAGAACCATTACAAATAAATATTGGTATACAGGATATAAACACAAATGGCATTTAATAAAACATTCAATCAAGAAGAAATCGCAAGACTCAAAAAACTTATCAACGAAGGTGATACTGTTCTCCATGAAGTAGACGCTCTAAACGTAGGTCTTAGAGAAACTGTTAAAGCAATAGCAGAGGAAATGGACCTCAAGCCTGGAGTTTTAATGAAAGCAGTAAAAGTTGCTCATAAGGCTAAGTTCCAAGATGAGTTCGACAAATTTGACGAACTAGAAACAATTTTAGAATCAGTCGGAAAAACACTTTAATTAATTGACTTTTAACCACTATTGCTGTATAATTACAGTATGAGGATAGCACATCTATGAGTTACGTTGACGCATTTTATGATCAGGGCAAGGACATTGTTACTGTAGTTGAGCGTGTCGATGGCAAACGTATTATAAAAGAAATAAGTCCCACACATAATTTTTATTATTCAGATCCTCATGGCAAACACAGAAGCATTTATGGAGACCCTGTAACTGAGCTACGGTGTGCTAACATAAAAGACTTTAAAAAGAACTTGGGTATACATAGTAGTAATAAAACATTCGAGAGCGATATAAGACCTCTTAATAAAGTAATTGCAGAACATTATAACGGAGCAGAAGTTCCAAAACTAAATGTTGCATTTTTTGATATTGAGGTAGACTTTGATCCACAACGTGGTTACAGTAGTCCATCTGATCCGTTTACTCCTATAACAGCAATAGGTGTATACATGCAATGGATGGATGCAATGATATGTTTAGCAGTACCTCCTAAAACTTTAAGTTGGGAACAAGCACAGGAAGTTGTAAAGCCTTTATCTGAAGTTATGTTGTTTAGAACAGAAAAGGAAATGTTAGATACATTTTTAGATATCATAGAAGATGCTGACGTGCTAAGTGGTTGGAATAGTGAAGGATATGATATTCCTTATACTATTAATAGGATTACTAAAACATTAGGTAAAGCAGAAACAAGACGCATGTGTCTAATGAAAAAATTACCTAAGCGAAGAGAATATGAAAAATTTGGTAGTACTGTTTCAACATATGACTTAGTAGGCAGAATACACTTAGACTATTTAGAACTATACAGAAAATACAACTATGAAGAAAGACATAGTTACAGATTAGATTTTATTGGCGAAATGGAAGTTGGTGAGAAAAAAGTTCCATATGAAGGAAGTTTAGACAGACTTTACAATCATGATTTCCTAAAGTTTTGTGAATACAATATACAAGATGTTATGTTGTTAGATAAGTTAGATAAAAAATTACAGTTTGTAGATTTAGCAAACATTATTGCACATGAAAATACAGTATTAATACCAACAACTATGGGTGCTGTTGCAACAACTGAACAAGCAATTATAAATGAAGCACACAGACGTGATATGGTAGTGCCTGATAAACCTAAAGCATCTGAAAGAGATAGTGCCGCAGGTGCCTTTGTGGCAACGCCCAAAAAAGGATATCATGACTGGGTAGGCAGTATGGATTTAAACAGCCTGTATCCAAGTGTGTTTAGGGCTCTTAATATGGCGCCTGAGACTATTGTAGGACAATTAGATCCTAGTTATACATTGGAAGAAATTACAAATGCACAGAAGTTAGAAAAGAAAAGTTTTGCTGATGCCTGGCATGGTAAGTTTGGTACTAATGAGTTTGAATTTGTTAAGAGCAAAGATGTTGACCATATGATGAAGTTAGAAATGGAAGATGGCGGAGTACATGAAGTAACTGGTGCTGATGTTTATAACTTAGTTTTTAATAGTGGGCAACCCTGGAACATTAGTGCTAACGGCACAATATTTACAACTGATGTACAAGGCATTGTGCCTGGCTTATTGGAACTTTGGTACACTGACAGACAAAAAATGCAGAAGAAGAAAAAGCAGTCAGAAGGCGCAGAACAAATTTATTGGGATAAGAGACAGTTAGTTAAAAAGATTCAGTTAAACAGTTTATATGGTGCAATACTTAATCCACATTGTAGGTTCTATGACAAACGTATAGGACAGAGTACTACATTAACAGGCAGAGCTATCACAAAACACATGGCGGCCGAAACAAACAGAATGTTTACAGGCGAGTATGACTATGAAGGCGAAACAATAATTTATGGTGATACTGACTCTGTATACTTTACTGCGGCACCTGTAATGCAGGACCAAGAACTAGATATGGATAGTGCTATTAAGTTATATGATCATGTATCTGATACAGTTAGTGATACATTCCCTAAGTTTTTAAAGGATACATTTAATGTGCCTTTAGAACGTGGTGCTGTAATGATTGCCGGCAGAGAAGTCGTAGGCAGGGCAGGATTGTTTTTAACTAAAAAGCGATATGGTATATTATGTTTAGACATTGAGGGTTATCAGCCTGAGGGCGGCAAACTTAAAGCAATGGGTTTAGAGATTAAAAGATCTGACACACCTGAGTTTATACAAGACTTTTTAGAAGAGTTATTGGTTGATTGCTTAAACAGTTTAGGCGAACAGCATGTCATAGACAAAATTAAAGAGTTTAAAAAGTATTTTAAAGGTTTACAACCTTGGGGTAAGGGTATGCCTAAACGTGCTAACAATGTTACTATGTATACATCTAAAATGATGGAACAAGCAAGAATGCCACAAACAAATAGTCTACATAAATTAGATAAACTTAAAAATGAAGGTAAGAGTAATATGATACCTGGCCATGTTAGAGCTAGTATCAATTGGAATAACCTTAAAAAAGCGAATAGTGATGCATACAGTTTGACTATCACAGATGGTGCAAAAGTAGTTGTATGTAAACTTAAAAATAATCCAATGGGCTATACTAGTGTAGCATATCCCACAGACGAACTTAATTTGCCACAATGGTTTAAGGATTTACCATTTGATGAAGAGGCAATGGAAGAAACAGTATTAGATAAAAAGGTTGCTAACGTTATTGGTCCTATGGGCTTTGATTTAAGCAGGACTACACAGAGTGAAACGTTATCGACGTTTTTTGAATTCTAAAAAAATGGTTAAAAACTACTTGACTTATCTAAATAACAATGTATAATATTATTTTAATCTTTGGAGATACGAATGGCAATTAAAGACATAATGAAAGATGTACTTAAACATACACATGGTTTAGGCATCTTTGAGATGGTAAAGGTTACTGGTGATGTTGAAAAGACTACTATTGAAACAGTAGACGCAGACAAAACTGTAATTTTTAAAGGAGAGACACACAATCCATATCCTGAGTTTGTTGACTCTACAGTTGGGTTAAGCAGGATGGGTGTATTACACGGGTTGTTACAATATCCTGGATTTGATGGTGAAGGATCAGATACAAAAATTAACACACAAGAGCGAAATGGTGAAACTGTTCCTGTAGAGGTAGAGTTTACTAGTGCTGATGGTAATGATGCACATTATAGATTTATGTTAGCAGATGTTATTAACCAGCAACTTAAAGCAATTAAATTTAAAGGTGCTGAGTTTGATTTAAACATTGTGCCTACAGATAAAAATTTAAAAGATTTAGCCTACTTTAATAGTGTGTTGGGTGCCTTTGAAGCAAACTTTAGTCCTAAAACTGATGGTACTAGTTTATGGTTCCATATTGGTGATGGCGTAAGTGACAGAACAAAAATTTTAATTAATAGTGATATTGATGGTAGCATTACAGGTGACTGGAAATGGCCACTAGACATTGTTTTAAAAATATTAAGACTTAGTGACACAGGAAATTGTGTAATGAGCATTAATGATCAAGGTTTACTACAAATTATTGTAGACAGTGGAATGGCAAAATACACATACTTATTACCTGCGAGAAGTTAAACTATGTACGATTTAGGAAAAACACAAAGAGACTACGCCTTATTCCTGCCTGCTATTAGTAGTTTTTATGTAAAGCAATTAGAAAAAATTGCTAAAGATGGTGGCAGGGTACCTGAGGGCTTTGAATTAGGCCATGAGGGTATGGATTTCCTAAAAGACAAAGACACTTATTATCATTATCCTTGGGGTTTATATTCGGCCGGTCATGCTCAGTTAGACTTAACTAAGTTAGATGGTGAGCCTATGATTACTGACAGAGATAGAAATAAAACAATGATACTAGGAGACTCAGGTGGTTTCCAGATTGCTACAGGTGTTATTAAAATGGATTGGGCTAATGCTATTAATCCAGATGACCCTGCAAGGATAGAGCTAGTAGACAAAATACTTAAATGGGAAGAAGAACAATGTGATTGGGCAATGACACTTGATGTACCTCCTTTTGCCGCCTTCCCTCCTTTTAATAAGAAAACAGGACTAGAAACATTTGAGCAAACTATGACAATTAGTTTGTATAACTTAGACTACTATATGAAGAACAGAACACCAGGTAAGTGTAAGTTCTTAAATGTAATGAGTGGTGTTGACCAGCCTACTTGTGACGAGTGGTATGAAAATGTTAAAAACTTTAGTGATCCTAAATTTTGTCAGGAAGCATACGGTAATAGTGAACTTGCATTAGAAGGATATGCATTTGCTGATTTGCAAAAACGTAATATGAGAATGGCACTAAGACGTATCTTAAAACTTAGGGAAGATGGCTTACTTAAAGATAAAGGTTGGATTCATTTCCTAGGTACAGGTAAATTAGATTGGGCATGTTACTTAACTAGCATACAAAGAATGTTAAGAAAACATGACAGTCCAGAAATAAATTTAAGCATGGACGCCGCTAGTCCGTTTGTTAATAGTGCATATGGTAGTACATATACACATAACAGTTTCCATCCTAAAAAGTTTAGTTACTTAATGGACAGAGCTATAGACAATCAGGAACTTAAAGGTTCTGATATGCCTATGCCCTTTGCACACTCTCCTATAATGAGTAGGCTAACTGCTGGAGATATTTGTGCAATGGCTGAAGGAGACTTAGACAAGAACGGTAAAGCAAAAGGCCCAGATAGTACAAGTTGGGACACACAAAGTTACTTATATTATATGGGTCATAGTGTGTACAACCATATTACTGCTGTTCAAGAAGCAAACAGATTAGCAGATGTAGAAAGGTATCGTACTAATGTACATTACAGTGATTTTATAAAAGACAAGTCAAGTGGCAAGAGCAATGAGTTTAGTCCTTATGTACCTGCAAAAGCATTATACTTTGATAGTTTCTGTCAGGAAGTATTAGATCCTAAATTATCTATTGACGAAGCATATGACTTAATTGAGAAAAATATTAAATTATTAGACGAGTTAAGTTTTGGTGCTAAAACTAATGCAGGATTTGGTGCATTTTTTGAAGAGGAAGAGTTTGATATGGACGATGATATTGGTGCAAAGACACATGATATTATGTCTGGAGACTTTGAGGCATAGTAAGTGAAAGATAAACCTAATTTTAATGATGTAAGATTTTTTGTAGGCAAAGAAGTTGAGCATACCGTTGCACAAGGTGAGAATACTTTGTTTGTAGCAGGTTGGCAACCAGTAGAAGAAATTTTAAGTAGAGCATTAAATGAGCAATGTACTCACATACATCTATGTTACTTTGACGCAGAACGTTTTGATCAATGGAAACTTTGGGAAGAACTGTTACTACATTTATGTGATAACGGTGTTAAGGTAACTTTAGAGTTTGAAGTTAAGTACGCAGAAGATATATTTAAAATGGGTTTACACGATTACAGTAATTTTATACCTATAATAACTGCTGTTTTGCCTAATTCTTCTAAATACAATTTCAATACAGCATTTAAAATTGCAGATAAAGGATTTGATAAGACTAATGAAGGTACTTGGTCCATGCAATTACAAGATGTATTAGATAAGGAACATTTTATTCCTTGGTCTAAATACTCCGATGGAGGCGATAAACCAGTAGAATGAGAATAGATATTAGAGCAACAGACGATGATGGAATTCAAACATCAGCCTCATATGAAGGAGATTTTCAATATGAGGAAGATATACAGGGACTAGTAGTTCTATTGTTTAAATTTCTCGTAAAAAATGGTGCGGAAATACCAGAAGAACTGGTTGAAGAACTTGATAAACTGTAAATAAAGTATGAAGAAGGCAGATTTTGTATTGACAAACAAACATGAGGTGTTACAATAATATTATGAATGAACAAGATTTAAATGATTGGATTAAAGGACAATTAGGATTTGGTAGTTAATTATGAGAAGTATTTGGGTAACATTTAGTAAAGAAGGCATACATTTTTATCCTGGAGCAGATACAAATCCTGCTACAGCAACGGGTGATGAGTATGACGTAAGTTTTTTAGGGTATAAACACAGACACATATTCCACTTTAAAGTGTGGATAGAAGTGTTTCATGATGACAGAGATATTGAGTTTATACAGTTTAAAAGATGGCTTGAGAGTTTATACAACGAAGATGTTGTACAACTTAATAACAAGTCATGCGAGATGATCGCAGACAATTTGGCGGCAGAGATACAATCAAGATATCCAGGTCGTTATGTAAAAATTTCGGTAGCCGAGGACAACGAGAACGGTTGCGAAATGGACTATCCAGTAAACAATTAAGGAGATATACATGGAAACACATTTACAGTTAAAGGTAGCATTTGAAACATATTTGGCAGAGCATGAAAAGTTCGAAGTCAACGGTGTTAAGGCTAGTTCAACAAGAGCCAGAAAGGCACTTATGGAATTAACCAAACTTGCTAAAGCAAGAAGAACAGAGATTCAAGATAAAAGAAACTCAATGTAATGACAGAACAAAACAATAAAAGTAATACTGCTACCCAGCCTAATAAAATTAGTAAGGAAGAAGCAGACAGAAAGCAGGACTTTGCACAAGGTCTAGATGATGTAATTACTGATGTTGTTGATTATGGAGACTTAGGAGATGAGTAAATTAATTTATGTGCCACTAGAGCATATTGAAGGTAGATACACTATTCATATGGATGCCGCTATTGAGGAATACCTTACTCGCGAAAACATTGAGTATATTAAGATTATGCCTACATATGATACTCCTCCGTTGCCTGCAGGACAGTTTTTAAACTCTGCTTTTACAAGTAAGTTTAAGGCTTTACAAATGGCAGAAATATCAGACTTAATAGAACGAGGTGTCATTGAAGATGGAGACACCTTATTCTTTAGTGATATATGGTTCCCAGGAATTGAAAGTATTGCCTACATGAAATATTTTAACAAGATGGATAATCTTAAAATTACAGGCATGATACATGCAGGTAGTTTTACTGATACAGATTTTGTTAGAGATATGGAACGTTGGGCAAATAAATTTGAAGATATTATATTTGATATTAGTGATACAATTTATTGTGCAAGTAACTTTATTAAAAATGATATTGTAAAGAAAAGAGTTGTAGATCCTAACAAGTTAGTTGTGTCAGGTTTGCCTGTAGACTATACAGGTTTAGATCCACATAAAGGACAAATTAAGAAAAACATTGTAATCTTTAATGGCAGGATTTGTGATGAAAAGCAACCTTGGTTATTTAAAGAACTAGGCAAGCAAGTTAATGCAAAAGTTTCTGAACATGTTGAGTTTATTAGAACGCAAGATATGAATTTAAGTAAGGAAGAATATTACAGCCTACTTGGTAAAAGTAAAGCAGTAGTAAGTTACGCCCTACAAGAAAACTTTGGCTTTGGTGTTGCAGAAGCCGTATACTTAGGTTGTACTCCGGTACTGCCTAACAGATTAGTTTATCCAGAACTATATCCAAACACAAAACTATTTGATAGATTTGATGAAAGTGTTGATATGGTTGTTGATGCTATAAACAATTATCAAGAGCAACAAATAGTACTAGATACAGACAAGGTTATGGAAACCTGGTTTAGTGGTACAGTAAAAACAGGCGAAAGAAATGAGTAGTAATGAAGATAAAACAATACTTGTAACGGGTGGAAGTGGATTTATAGGTAGTGTTACTTGTAAACTACTTGTTGATTCCGGTTACAACGTTATTAATGTAGACAGGGTTAAACGAGTAATTGAAGGTGTAACCCAATATCCATTTGATATCAACAACTCTCAAATCAAAGGCGTCATTGAAATGACTAAGCCTGATGCAATTATACATTTAGCCGCACTTCATAGTGTTCCTAAAAGTATTGCAGAAGCAAAACAATACTATGTAAACAATGTAGAGAATTCAATTAAATTGTTAGATCATGCGATTGATGGTGGTGTTAAGCACATAGTATTCAGTAGTTCAAGTTCTGTTTATGGCGACTCAGAAAACTTATTGAACTCAGAAATAGATTCTATTAGTCCTAAAACACCTTATGGTAGAACTAAGGCTATGGTAGAAACTATTTTAGAAGACCTATCAGCAGTACATGACTTTACTTTTAATAGTTTAAGATATTTTTGTGCCGCAGGTAGTTACGAAGGTTTTGGATATCAATTAGATCCAAAAGAACACATAATGCCTATCTTAGTAGATAAGGCACTTAATGGAGGTCAGTTTATTGTAAACGGAGACGATTACGACACAATAGACGGAACCTGTATTAGGGATTATACTCATGTACTAGATATAGCAACGGCTCATTTAGCGTCACTTAACTATCTGTTTGATGGTGGTGAGAGTGGTATTTTTAATATCGGAGCAGGCTCACCTAAAAGTATAAAACAAGTCATAGCAGAAGTAGAAGCACAAACTGGCAATACAGTTGATGTGGAATACGGTCCTAAAAGAGAAGGCGATGCGGCAAAAACAGATGCAAATATTTCCAAAGCAATGGATTTATTTGGATGGGAACCTATTAACTCTTTAGAGGACATTGTAAGGACAGAAATTGAGTATCAAACATCCAAGAAAAAATAACTTGACTTAATACTCTTTTCTGCTATAATACTATTATGGCAAAACTATACTATTCTAACAAAGATCTTGAGAAAGATCTAAGCGAAATAACAAGACAAATCCATGTAAGTGGTTTTAAACCCGACGTAGTAATTGGTCCTGGCAGAGGCGCCTATATAATGGGTGTAATGCTAAGTCATTATTTTGAAGTTCCCTTTCATGGCTTTGAATGGCAAACTAGAGATCATGAAATGATCAAGGAATCCACTAGGTTGGAAACAATTTTGTCTAAATACAGTAGTGAAGATATTTTACTTGTTGATGATATAAATGATTCAGGACATACTTTAAATGGTATTAAAGGCGTAGTTGATGAATGGGACGAAAAAGAAAATAATAACTTATTGGCATTGCATGAAGGCATAAAGTATGCTACACTATTTGATAAAGAGAGTAGTGACTTCTCTCATGTTAGTTTTACAGGTAATGTAGTAACACCAGAAGAAGAAAAATGGATTGTATTTCCTTATGAGGAGTGGTGGAAATGAGTACTGTTCAAAGTCTAAGTAATCACTTGAAACACTTAGAAGAACTGCACCGCGAACTAGATGAGAAAATTACAAGACATTGGGAACATCATGATAGTGATGATAAGATTAGGCAGGAGAAGTTAGAAAAACTTACTCTTAAACGAGAAATAGAATTGTTAAAGATAAGAATCAAGGAAATGGAAGATGAAGGTTAGTGATAAAATTACACAAAGAATTAAAGAAGCAGGTCATAAGTATTGGGCTAGTGATAATGTTTCAGAATTTATGGATGAAGGTGATGATCAGGCACTTATTGAAGAACTTATCCCACACTTTGAAGGTGTATTAGATACATTAATTATTGATAGGTTTAATGATCCTAACAGTCAAGGTACTGCTAGACGTCTTGCTAAGATGTATATCAATGAGCTTATGTGGGGCAGATATAATAACATGCCTAATGCTACAGCATTTCCTAATGATATAGAAGAAGGTTATAAAGGCATGTTGGTTGTAAGAAGTGAAATACTAAGTATGTGTTCACACCATCATCAGCCAGTTAAAGGTATTGCCTACATAGGTATTATTGCAGGAGAAACTCTTATCGGGCTTTCTAAGTACACTAGAATAGCACAATGGTGTGCTAGACGTGGTACATTACAAGAAGAACTTGCTAATGATATTGCTAGAGAAATTAAAAAAGCAACTGGTAGTGTAAACTTAGGTGTATACATACAAGCAACACATGGTTGCGTAGAGAACAGAGGTGTTTTAGCACACAGCAGTTTAACACAAACAACTGTTTTAGAAGGTAGATTTATGGAAGATCAAAGTACTAAGAAGGAGTTTTTTGATAATATTAAACTACAGCAACAACATTCTTGTGGTACATAAATAATGATTGATACTCGTAACGGCCATTTAGTTGTAGGGAAAGTTGCTGTTCCTGTAAGGGAAGTAACTGCTTCTGTCTGTGATAGAATGAGTATGGAATGGATATGTAATAGGTATCCCCTTACCAAACAAGAAGTAATTGAATGTATAGATTGCGTAGCAGACTTAGATAATATAGATGCTGGTGTACATTTGTCACTTACAAACGGTAGTAGTGATATAGGACAACTTACTGTAGAAACAAGTATGATGTCAGACACATTTTTCCTTAAAACAATACAATATGGAAAAGTATTTTTAGAAAATGAGGACGACTTTAACATTTTATATGACAAAGGTTTTAGAATGTGTGCTATCGAATCATTTGAAGATGACTTAAATGGTAGTATAGGTTATGAGAGTAGTGACTTGCATATTATAGTATATAATGCTATAATGGATATTGTAGATACAGAATTTGATAAACAGGAATTTGTAAATTTCTTAAAGGGAGAAGATGAGTCTCAAGTATAGCGAAACATTTTATTCAGCACAAGGCGAAGGCCAGTATGTTGGTATACCTAGTCTATGGATGAGATTCTTTTTATGTAATTTACAATGTAATGGCTTTGGGCAGAAAGACCCAACAGATGTCAGTACATATGAGTTACCGTACGAAACAATTGATATAACAAACATAGACAATGTGTTTGATTTACCCGTTTTTGATAAGGGGTGTGACAGTAGTTACACTTGGGCCAAGAGGTACAAGCACCTTATAACCGATAAGACGGTGGAGGAGGCAGTAGACGAACTTACAGCCCTTCTGCCGCACGGTAACTTTACACATCCTGCAACTGGACAAAGTTCGCACATGGTGTTTACAGGCGGTGAGCCAATGCTTAAAAAGACACAGCCGGGCATGATGGATATATTAGAAGAGTTTGGTAAAAGAGATAATATGCCTAGCAACGTAACAATAGAAACTAACGGCACTAGACCTATTGAAGATGACTTTGCTAATTATATACAGAATTGGTCAGCAGGTGGTAGAGAATGGTACTGGAGCCTTAGTCCTAAACTATGGGCTACTGCTGGAGAGATGAGCAAGAAAGCAATCAAGCCAGAAGTAATAGGGCAGTATGCAGAAGTATCTCCACATGGACAGTTAAAGTTTGTTGTCAACGGAACTGACGAGAGTTGGAAAGAAGTTGAAGAGAATACAAAATTATTTAGAGATGCAGGATGTAAATTTCCTGTATGGATTATGGGTGTAGGCGGAACGTTTGAAGGACTTGTACAAACAGAAGCCACAATAGCCGACGAAGCATTGCAACGTGGGTATAATTATACAAGTAGAGTTCACGTACATATATACGGAAACGCAATAGGAAAATAAAATGAATAAACACGATAAAAACTTTTTAATCAACTTTAGTCCGTTATTAATGGCGGCAGTTGTTATGTTTTTAATGCTAGTAGCATTTGAAACAAAAGCACAAGATAAAACAGTAGGATATACATCAGACGGTATACCTATTCTAATGGAAGACTTGTCTGCTGAAGCACGACAAGAACTATTAGAAAAAGAAATGGCAGAAGCCGATACACTTCTAGAAGAAGCAACAGCATCAACTAAGCCTGTACTAGTTAGTATACCTTATACAGTTGTTGATAATGAGGTTATAGTGGCATTTGGTTATGGTATAAGATTAATAGCAACATATCCGTGTAATGTTACACCTGGTGACGTAGTAGTGCCAGAGCCAGGACTTACAGAAATAGGTATTAGTACAAAGTTTCTGGTACAACGAACCTTACCTGATGGTAAAACAATGAACTATCTATGTAGAGTTGTTGGGTTAGAGCCTGTAGCAAATATGGATATATTAGAGGAAAAAAATGACAAAGAAGACTAAATTACCCTTTAGTATGATGCCTGCCAGTTGGGGTCTTAAGGGTAAGACTCGTGCAATAGCAGAAGCAGAATATTATTATGAAGGTAACGAGCTAGAAGAAGTATTAGCAACTTTAAATGCTGATACTGATACTGATAAAGAACTTGCTAAACTAGATGTACAACTTAAAAATGGTGACATTGGAAAATATGAACATGAAAAAGCAGTTGCTGATATTAAAAAGGCACCTTATATTAATGTTCTTAAATTAGATGTCAATCCTGAAAATGCAAAAGCAGGGTATATGGAACTTGATTGGAACGATCACTTTGTTGCATTTTTACATGAGAATGGATATACTGCTGAAAATGATGAAGCAGTGGTAAACAAATGGTTTAATGATGTGTGCAGAACAGTTTTAGTACAAGAAATACAGGACCAAGATTACGGATTACAAGAACAAGGAGGAACTGATGTCATCAGAGCAGATGGAGACACAGGCCAAGACTAAACTAGCAATCCTAGTTAAGTCAATAGAACCTATAGTGGAACAGCAATTATCAGAGTTTACACCTGCTGAAATAGAGTTCGTGTTGGCTAACTTCCGTAAACATTTAAAATACGATTTAACAAGAGATTTTGAAAAAAATAGAGAAAAACACTTGAAAGAATCGCCTTTTGATGCTATAATAAATGACGACTTAGGATTAAACAATGGATAAAAAAACATACATATTGGTAGATAGTTTAAACATGTTCTTCCGTGCTAAACACGTAGGCAATGGCAGAGATATTGACATGCGAGTTGGTATGGCAATGCATATTATGTTTAACAGCATTAAAAAAGTTTGGAAAGACTTTGATGGTGATCATGTTGTTATGTGTTTAGAAGGTCGTTCATGGCGTAAGGACTTTTATACGCCTTACAAAGCAAACAGAAAAGTTACAATGGACAAGAGAAGTGTCAGAGAGCAAGAAGATGACGAATTGTTTTTTGAGTCTTATAATGACATGGTAGAGTTTTTAGATAAACGTACAAATTGTAGTGTAGTTCAACAGCCTAATGCGGAAGCAGATGACTTGATTGCTACATGGATACAGCAACATCCAGAAGATAACCATGTTATAATTAGTACAGACAGTGACTTTTATCAGCTCTTAGCACCTAATGTCACGCAGTATAACGGCACAACAGATCAAATAGTTAGTCTTGAAGGGTTTAAAAATGCAAAGACAGGCGAATGGGTTATAGATAAAAAGACTAATGAAGTAAAGACTCCAATTGTTCCTGAATGGGTATTGTTTGAGAAGTGTGTTAGAGGAGATAGCAGTGATAATGTGTTTAGTGCATATCCAGGAGCAAGGCTTAAAGGTACTAAGAACAAAACAGGTATAACAGAAGCATACGAAGATAGGCACACAGGTGGCTATAATTATAATAACTTTATGCTACAACGTTGGGTAGATCATGAGGAAGAGGAACACAGAGTTAAAGATGACTTTGAGCGAAATATGACTCTAATAGATTTAACTAAGCAACCTGATGATGTTAAGGCAGAATGTAAAGCAAGGATAGAAGAAGCAAAACAACAGGAAACAAGACAACAAGTTGGGATATACTTTATGAAGTTTTGTGCTAAATGGAACTTAGAACGTATGAGCCAGAATCCAGGAGACTATGCGGAGTTTATGAATGGAAAAGCCTGATCCTGTAGAAGAAGCAATGAAAAGAATTTGCTTGGATTGGCCTAAAAAACCGTATTGGATATTTACAAGTCCAGATCAACACAAAGTATACAGACAAATGAGACAAGATGTGTGCCCAGAGTTATTTAAAAATGCAAAAGGCACCCCAAACAAACAACTTTATTCCATAGGTGGAGTTGTAGTTGGTAAAGATGAAGACTATGGAAACAAGGAGAATAAAGCATGGTAAAGGATAAAGGAAAAAAAGCATCGCTACAGCAAATATCAGATGTAGCATGGCTTGTACGACAAGGAAAAAATAAACTAGGCATACTTAATAAAGATGTGCAAAATCATTTTTTCTACATTAATGGTTCTAAAGGTATTTCTTTAGATAACGAAGAAGAAGTAGAACAGTTTTTTGGTAATGCAGATATCTTTAATGAGCAAATTACTGACTCGATGACAGAGCCTGAAGCATTTTATATCAAAGGGCACCTTATAGATTATGAAACTCCTTATCCGTTAGATCCAGGTGAGCCTAACTATGATCCTGATGTTCCTTTATATACTAAAACTCCTGACAGTGATATATATTATGCGGCAGGTTGGTATTGCATAAACTTTGATAAATGTTGGAAGCATGGACATGGTCCTAAATACAGTACTCTAATCAAATACGGATTTAGAGGTCCCTATAAAACTGAGGACGAGTGTAAAGTTATTCTTAAAAAGATTAACAAGGAAAGGAAGTTAGATGAACGAACTGGACAAACTGAAGTTACATCTTAAAAACCTAAAGGAAAGCGGTAACCAGGAATTTACAATTAACGTAAAGTACCTGTCAGATATATTAAATCAACTTCCTGAACAATCTGATAACTCTGCGCCTATTAATATAGATTTTGATGGTGGCAAGTTTGATAGTAAGTGAAGATTTCCAATTACCCGATGATTGTGGATACAATAAAATATTTAGACACAACTGGATAACTCCAGTATATGGTCTCTCCATGGGGCATATACCTATTATACATAATATATGTAGTGCAAAGTGGGGTTGGCATTTTAAGCCACATAAAGATATGAATTATCACTCAGATCAGTGGTATGAGAAACAAAATATGGTATTATCATTTGAACGGCAAATTGACCTTATTATAGTAAAGTTATCGATAGATATACATAAATAAAAGCATGAAAACAGGCACACTTAATTTTTGGAATAGCAGACGACAATACGGAATTGTTTCTGCTGGTAAATCAAACATATATCTTAAACGTCATCACGTTACCAGTCCATCTGCTCCAGCAGAATTAACTGGCGGTATGGAAGTAGAGTTCGATACAGAAGTAAATGGTATGGAAATAAAATCAACATGTGACTTAACACCTAGGATAAAAATATAATGAAAGTAGAAATTTATAGCAAACCACAATGCCCTTTCTGTGTACAAGCAAAAGCATTAGCAGAAAGAGAAGGACACGAACTAACATACAAAATGTTAGATGAAGATTTTGATAGAGAAGCATTAATGGAAACATTTCCAGGTGCTAGAACATTCCCTCAAATAATTGTTGACGGTGAAAAAATTGGCGGATTTACTGAATTTAAGGCATTAGTCGAATCAAGTAAATAATGAAAGAATTAGGAATGGTGTTAGGAGGCTGTTTAATAATAGCCTTATTTTTTGGATTAAAAATCTATCCCTCTTTAGAGTATACTGGGTACAGCAGTAACAGTTCATGCTACGGAGAATGCTACGAAGAGTATGTAGCATTAAATGGTACATCAGTAGATATACTAAGAGCAAAACAAGCCTTAGCCGCAGGTGATCCATTCAGTGATATCAGAAGTTTATGGAGTGGTTGTGCCGCATGTCATGGCGCAGACGGAGGAGGAGGCGTAGGACCTAAACTCTCTGGACAAACAGCAGATTATATTACTGGTAGACTTTATACCTATAAAGATAGAGGTACTGTTGGAGCTCAAAGTGCCTTAATGTGGGGACAAGCCGCAATGCTTTCAGACAAAGAAATTACTCAGATTGGTGAGTTTATTAAAGAAGGTCTTCCCGGCAAATAACAGTATTAACAACTGTTTTAATCTCATAAAAAGATAAATATGTGTATAGGAGATTACACATATGAGTAGACCAAAGCCAACAATTTTACTAGAAGCGGTAAACAAGCAAACATATAAAGCAGAACAAATACTTTCTGCAGATGCCATTTTTAGTGTTTTTTATGATGGTAAACCAATTAACTTGAGGACCTTACACACACTTTTATCCTATCCAGGGCCTAAATACAAGAAAGTATCATTTAGTAATAGTGGACATGCCTTCAACTTAGCAGAGCGATTAAATAAAACTTTTACAACAGACTTGTTTACAGTAGTCATGCTTACCGAAGGTAAAGTGGTTACTGAAGATGACGTCAAGTAATAAACATATACAATACCAAATTTTAGATAAAATTATATCTTTTATCGAAGAAGGCTTATTGGAAAGCAAATCCAGGCGACCTGGATATAATAAAATGAATAAGTTTTATGGGCAGTTCTTAGAAGACAGCAGGATACAACTAGCATATAAAATCTTTAATAACTTCAGAATAGACAATGGTGTTCCTAAAGGTATTCGCTTGACATACCTAGGAAATGAATTACTTAAAAGACAATTCACAGCATATGATTATAGTCATAGTGTTGAGCCCACCCCCAAAATGTATTTGGTATTAGACTCTCAAATGAAGTGGCCTTATTACTTTACTAAGAAAAAAATGGTATTTTACGACCAAGAAGATTCTGCATGGTTTAAACTTAACGGTTCAGATATTTCGGCCTTTATTGATGTAATTTAGGCTTGACAATATTTTACTTTAGTGTATAATAGTTGCATGTCCAGTAATAATACTGGGCTCAAATAAGTAAATAATAGGAGAGTCATATGACAACTACTACTAAAGAAGCCAAAGTGCTATCAGCACTTCAATCCGGCAGAACTCTAAGTTCAGCCCAACTAAGAGCTCAATTCGGAGCAGGTAACCCACAAGCAGTGATTCAAGCACTAAGATTCAAAGGATACTCAATCTATTTGAATGTTGTGACTGACACAAAAGGAAGAAGCAGAAACGTTTATCGTTTAGGTACTCCTTCAAGAGCAATTATTGCCGCTGGTTACAAAGCAATGGCTAACGGTACTGTCTAATCTAGATAATACTTTTATTAAAAGGGTACTTTTAGTACCCTTTTTTTTGGCTTGACAAAATTAATTTTTATATTATAATAGTGGAATATTTAATAAAGGAGTAATATATGGTTATTGTAGATGCAGGGGGATATAAATTCACATATGACAATTCAATGTCATTCGAAAGCAATTTTTCATTGTGGGCACAAATAAACACAGAAGAAAAATTAGCATTTAATGAGCAACCTTACAGCAGAGAAGAACAAGAAGAAATTTTTTCTAAACTTTTCTCAAATAAGGCTTGACTTAGATCAATTTTTTGTTATACTATTTGTATAGGTTAAATTAAGGAGTAACTAATATGGAAACATTAAACGTAAGAGCAAAATCAGTAAAGCCAATTATTTTAAGGGCTTTAAAGGTTAACAGACCAATTTTTATCTGGGGAGCACCTGGAATTGGTAAATCAGAATTAGTACAAGGACTAGTTGACGAAGGTGAACTAGGAAATGCATTAATGATTGATATGAGGTTGGCATTATTAGAGCCAACAGATCTAAGAGGATATCCTTTTAGAAACCCTGAAAACAATCAAATGGAATGGAGCCCACCAAGTGACTTGCCTAGTCAAGACCTTGCCGCTTCATATGACAATGTGGTATTGTTTTTGGACGAACTTAATTCAGCACCTCCTAGTGTACAGGCGGCGGCTTATCAATTAGTTCTTAACAGACGTATTGGACAATACATATTGCCTGACAATGTTAAGATTGTAGCCGCAGGTAACCGTGAGACTGATAGAGGTGTTACTTACAGAATGCCGGCACCGTTGGCTAACAGGTTTAGACATGTTAATATGGAAGTAAACTTTGAAGACTGGTCTCAATGGGCTATGAAGAATACAGTACATCCTGATGTAATTGGGTATCTTAGTTTTTCTAAAGGCGATCTTTTTGACTTTGATCCTAAAAGTAGTTCACAATCATTTGCAACACCAAGAAGTTGGACTTTTGTAAGTGAGATGTTAGCCGCAGATGGATTTGATAGTGCTGATGGCTTTGAACAAAAAGCCGAGATAGCAGGTGCTATTGGTGAAGGAATGGCAATTAAGTTTGTAGAACACAGAAGGATTGCTTCTAAACTTCCTAACCCTGATCAAATTATTGGCGGAGAAGTTAAGAACTTAGACAATAAGTTGTCTAAAGAGATTTCAGCCAAGTATTCACTTGTAGTTGGACTTGCATATGAACTAAACGAAATGTTTAAAGATGCTGGTATTGACGACAAGTTCAGAAAGGCACTTAATAATGTTGTTAGATTTAGTTATGACAACTTTGAGCCTGAAATGGTTGTGTTTTTGTTTAAAACAATCATGAAGGATTATCAGATCAGGTTCAACGTAAGAACTGATCTTGATAAAGAACTTCATAAAACATTTAGTGAGAGGTACACAAAATATATAGCCTAAGGGAGAGGCCTATTTCAAAAACTTGAGACCTACCTATGTTACTCCCTACCTAAGAATCTCAAGTTTCATCCCCCAGGCAACTGGGGGATTTTTTATTGAACCGCGTAGTAGAGCGCCTGAAAACAGTAGGGCCAGATGTTACTACAATAAGGCAATAGCCTAGTTGACTGATCCGTTAGTATAGTATGTCCTAGAAAGCGGATTTTCTTATATAAAAGGACAATAAATATTAGCATGAATAAGATTTGGTTTTTTGGAGATAGTTGGTGTTGTAGTGCAGAACCAGGAACATGGGTTGACGAGTTGGCAATACGAACAAACTCGCATATTGCTCATTTGGGATTTGCTGGTAAATCACTTCATACAACTATGCAGGACTTTGTTGATAACATACAATTTATTCAGAGCGATGATATTGTAGTTTTTGTTTACACTTCTGTTTTTAGGTGGAGGTTCCAAAATAATTGTTTTAGACAAGGCGTATCAACTCGCGAGGACCAAAATCAAGCACATCAAAATATTACAAAAGAGCAATTTGATGCTTATAACAGATACTTGTTATACCTTAGCGACCCACAAGAAGAAGAGCTTAGGGCGGCTTCTTACATAAGTTATATGTATAATTACCCACTTCCCTGTAAAACAATACATTTACCTGCCTTTGGAGATTTTCCTATAGACTATATCCCAGGTTTTAAGACTTTAGAAAACATTGACGCCTCTAATACAGGGAATTTTACTAGTCTTATATGGCAGTTTGAGAAAGATAATAACTTAACATCAGGAGCAACAAGTAGTTCAATAGACAATCATATGGGAGAGCCCGGCACACCAACAGATGCAGTACCCTATATACTAAAAAATATAGAACATTTACTTGACAAATAATACTTTTTTGCTATAATAGTTGTATAGTTAAATTAAGGAGTAACTAATGTCAGATACAAAACAAGCAAAAGCAGAACAGCCTAAAGATAGAGTTGCAGAAGCACTTTATGAAATACCTGAAACTTCGCTTACATCTACAGAAATAGAAGATAAACTTATTAAAGCAAGGATTGAAATGCTTATTTCAGCACCCTTCTTTGGTAACTTAGCAACTAGACTTAGATTTAAAGATGCAACAGAATGGTGCCCTACTCTTGCTACTGACGGCAGATACTTTTACTATAACAGGAACTTTGTTGCCGCAATGAGCGACGCTGAAATTGTATTTGGAATTGGACACGAAGTATTACATTGTGTTTATGATCATTTCGACGTTATCAGACGTGGCGACAGAGACCCACGTTTATGGAATATTGCTAACGACTATGTTATTAATGCAGACTTAATTGATGCTAAGATAGGCGAGGAGATTAAGTTAGTTAAAATTTGTTTTGATTGGAAATATCGAGGTATGGTATCAGAAGAAGTTTATGACGACTTATTTGAACAAGCAAAAGAAGAAGGCAGAGTTATGGATATGGAGTCTTTTGATATTCACTTAGACAGAGATGACGGTGACGATGACGGAGCAACTGGAGAAGGCGGAGAAGCAAATTCTGAAGGTGGCGATAAAGACGGTCCTGCAAAATATACTGCTGAAGAGAAAGAAAAGATTTCGCAAGAGTTTAAAAATGCTACAATGCAGGCGGCCAAAGCCGCAGGTGCTGGTAACTTACCCGGTGGAGTTAAAAGAGCATTAGATCATTTGCTAAACCCTCAGTTAGATTGGAGACAACTAATTGCTATGCAAATCCAAAGTACTATTAGAAGTGACTATACATATCAAACACCAAGCCGTAAAGGACTTAATGAAGGGTTTTACTTACCTGGTATGGACAGAGAAACAACTATAGACGTTGCAATATCCATGGACGTGTCAGGCTCTATATATGATACAATGTTACGTGACTTCCTTTCAGAAGTTAAAGGCATTATGGATCAGTATACAGACTTTAGAATACATTTGTTCTGTTTTGATACTGAAGTACATAATCCAGTTACATTTACACCACATAATATGGAAGAGTTTTTAGAATACGATATCCAAGGTGGTGGCGGTACTGAGTTTGATTGTGTATTTGATTACATGAAAGAAGCAGGTATTGTTCCTAAGAAGCACATTATGTTTACAGACGGCTATCCTTGGGGTAGTTGGGGTGACGAAAACTACTGTGATACATTGTTTATTGTGCATGGTTCCGGATATGGTGGCAAAAGTCCAGTAGCACCGTTTGGAATCACAGTACCTTATACTAGAGAAGATGATTAAATTTACAAGTATTCTTAGCGACAGAGATTGGAAAAATCTAGGTGGCAACGAAGTATATGTTGCTATGTTAAGAAACAAAGTAAAGATTGATATACATAAGGGTACTAAAGTAGCAACAAATTCAGACGATTTTAGGATTAAATCATCTATAAAAGATGAAAAGCCTTATAAGATGTTTGATATGGTTCTGGATTATCTGAATGAAGTACCTGAAGACCTTGTTTATTATGATATAGAAGATGTATATGGACATAAAACTATATATGTATATTTTCATAGTCCCATAGACAAGGAAAACTTTTATCATTACTATAATATGCAATCAGGCATAGAAGAAGTAACAAAATAGACCATTTTTTTAAACTACGAATTAAGTATAGTGTTAAATAGTGGTATATAAAAAATAATTTTTATTGGAGAATAAAATGGCTAATAGCAAAAAAACAGAAGCAGAAGCAGTAAACGAAGAAGTTGCTACTGCAGAAACAGAAGCACCAGCAGAAGGTTCAACACCTGAAAGCATTGGATTACAAGATCTACAACTCTTAGCACAGATAGTAGACCTTGCTTCACAAAGAGGCGCCTTTAGAGGTAATGAAATGACACAGGTTGGAACAGTTTTTGATAAATTAACTACGTTCTTAAACTTTGTAGCAGAGCAAAATGCGGCTAATGAAGAAGCGGAAGCAGATTCAGAAGCAGAAGCACCAGCAGAAGCACCAGCAGAGGCTCCAACAGGAGAATAAAATGGCAGTATTAAAACACGTCGGCAAATATGGTGAAAAACCATGTGTAGTAGTTTTCAGAGAAGTACCTAACGAAACTGAAAACTGTTTAATTGTTGAAACAACTTCATTAGATGATCAAAAACATGACGATTTAATGAATATTGTGCAAAGTTTAGAAGCTCAGGAATCAAATGAGATTTCAGAAGTACTAAGCAGAAGACAATTTTCAGATGGTAGTAATGTATTAAATGACTTACATTTTACTAAAAAACTTATTAAAGTTGCTAGTAATTTAGTATTTTTAACACCTACACCTACTGATAAAATCGCACTATCAGAAGTCAACAGGGAAATAAAAAAAATTGACAGCGGTTCTAATCCACCACTAAACACAGAAGTAAATCCTGATGTTGTTATGCAAGAGCAACAAGCAGTTACTTCAGACAGTGGAATGGCAGAAGGATTATTGCAACAAGCAGAACTTATTGAAGGTGATGCAAAAGCAATGATGGAAGATGCGGCGGCTAAAAAGGCTAAAGCATATGAACTAGACCCTAGCCTAGCACCTAAAAAAGGACCAGGCAGACCACCAAAGCAGTCGTAGTGTCACAGGGTCCTGCCCGAATTATAGTACTCGGGAGATCTAAAAATAGATCCAAACAGATCAATAATTTCCTGAGTGAGATATTTACTCAGGAGATTCCTGCTGAGTTTGTTAGTACTGTTACATTACGATATGAGGACGGTACTGAATCACAAATAAAAAACATAGAAAATGATATAATTATTGAGGATCTTAACTGGATACTTAAAAAAACTGATGTAGACAGAGTTGTAGAAGAGATAGAAATAATTGTAGAATTAGATGTTATTCAAAATAAAATCACTAGCCAAGCAAACACGTTGCTTAATAAATATTTCACAGACGAGTAGTTGACAAATCATATAAATTTGCTATAATATATAGTAAATGTTAGGAGTAACATATGATTGAGATACTACAAGAAGTCACTGATTGGGGCAAATATAAAGTAAATAATGGTGTATACCACATTAATGGTGCTGGTAAACTTATAGCCTATCAACGTAACAAAGATTCAGAGGTACAAATATTAAATGTGCCTAGTAACCAATTTAGTAAATCGAGACGTAAATTTGTTAAGATAGGCGAACGTGCTGAAGAGTTGGCTAGCCATATTGTTAAAGTAGAAGGTTCTAATGGTGCTGTTTATCTAATTGATACAGATAAAAAGACTTGTACTTGTCCTGGTTTTACATTTAGAGGTACTTGTAAACATATTAAAGAATATCTTTAATTTTAGGAATAGCAATTTCCGTTGCCCACCTTTTATGTGCATCTGCACTTAAATGATGACAATGATTATGATTAGGATTACCAACAGGGTCTTCCATAGTCTCAAAATCCCAAGCCAAAGCATCAGCAATACCTGTATATAATTGTAAGCTCTTCTCTGGCACAAAATCGTAAGTTAAACCGTCTATGTAATACTGATGTTTCTGCTCATCAGTTAGTTTATAACGTTCTTGTATGTTTTGTTTCCAGTTAAATGTATTTGGACAAAATAGGAACGGTACATTTGCTCTTTGCATTTGATTTACAGCACTTTCCATCATATAGTATTGTTTGTGTGCCTCTAGATCTGTATCATATAAATTTATATAGAAAGTTTTCATACTTTCCCATTGTGCCTTGTTCATATGAGCAGGTAAATCGTCCCACCAAACACAGGCTTCTTCATATGTTCTAGAGAAGTCATCATATGTAACTAATCCAGTCATACTTTGATGCATTATAGTAGGCTCTATATCTGGATAGCAAGGGTGGTTCCATTCGTTAGTAAAAAACTTATCAACATTATAGTCTGATTGTTTTAAGCCTTTTTCTATTTCGTATAAGTTGCCACGGTGGTTCCAATCAAATCTGTCTGGCGTTGTCCAATTAACAACTATAAAGTCAGGATTTAAATTTTTAATTGCATAGTCTATTTGTAATCTTATATTAAAATTACTTCCGCCTACTCTTGCAATGTTTTGATATTCCCAGCCAAGTTCGTTAGATATAAAATAGCCATATTCTGTATCAGGATATGCATAATCTCTACTACTCCAACTGCAACCGCAAACTACTAATTTCATACTACTATTTACTTAAATATATGTATGGACAAAATTTATATTGGTTATGACCAGCATAACAAATTCACTATGGAAGACAATCTTTCCAGGTGTTTTGGTAATACTGATTACTTTACCTCTACAGATGTAATAATGATAGAGGGCAAGTATATATACCATTTAATACTGACTGCTATGTTAGACGCAGACTATGTGTTTGATATAAGCGATAAAGTTGTGCAAGATATACAAGATGACAAGTGTTTCCTGCTCTTTGATTACACTTTTGAGAGCAGGAACACTAGCATACAGCATGAGTACGACCAGTATAAAAGCATAATAGACAACACTTTAAGCAAGTATAACATACAAAAACCCTACATATATGTAGACGGTAATCCCTATAACAGGCACGAGCTTGACTTATATTTTAACAGATTTGTTGTTGAAGTAGGCAGGGCATGTTTACACTCTGTTACAGACGATAGTGATGTTATGGTGTTTGAAGCGGACCAATCTTTTGCAGAACGTGAGTATAAAGTGTCTAGTTTTAACAGACGTCCGGATGAAAACAGAGCAAACTTTGTTGATGCATTTAAAAACAATGCTGATGTATTATGTACACTGGGCAAACCAGATATTCAAGACATAGATTATTATTCAGAACGGTTTCCTGACTTAGTTCCTATGTTACCCATGGAATATGATTTAAGTTTAGACTTAGATGTACCTAATTTAGTAAGCATAATGGGTTGGGAGTTACAGCAAGTAAGTTATATACAAGTAGTAAATGAAAGTTTGTTCCATTATGACAAGTATCACATGTTTATAAACGAAAAAACATTAAAGCCTATTGCTTGTTTGCAACCTTTTATTATAAACGGTATGCCTGGTAGTTTAGCTCACTTACATGAGTTAGGATTTAAAACTTTTAGTAATTGGTGGGACGAAAGTTATGATACCGAAACAGATCAAATAAAACGTTCTGATAAAATTATAGATATAGTTACTGATTTGTCTAAATTAAGTCATACAGAATTAATAGACATGTTAAAGGGTATGCATGAAACTTTACTGCATAACAGAAGTTTGTTAGTTTCTTTACCTAGAAGCCACTCTATAGATTTATATAATCAGATCGTCAATACTGGGTATTAGTTTTTCTGCATAAGCCTTGTGAGCTAGAGGTGATATGTGACTGCTAAGGAATCTGCCAGGGTTTTCATCGTAAGTATTATACAATTTACTATCAACTTCTGATAACATACTTGCAACACCATCAATTTTATTCTTTTCAGGTATCATATCCCATAATGGATAGTAACTATCTTTTAGTATTTTTTGTGGATCAGTCTCACCACGCAATGTTTGTAAATCATGTAAAAAATCTAATGTGTTAGGGCTCATTAAATACGGAATATTGTGTTTTTCTAATTCGTGTATTGCACTTTGCATGATATAAATTTGTTTATGGCACTCTAATGCAGTATCATATAAATTTGTATAATAATGTCTTAATGCTTTCCAGTTTTGCTCTGTACATGTATTAGGCATAATAGGATATACTTCGCATACTTCCTCAAAACTTAAATTTAAATCTTCACAGAATAAACTTTGGAATGTACTAAAGGCTATTGTAGGATCTATGTGTTCTCCAGCAGGATGACGCTCATCGTCAGGAGAATGCTCACCTGTTCTATAAGTTACTTGCTTGATTCCTTGTAAGGGATTGTATTCCTTACCTGCAAAGTTCCATTCTATTCTTGCAGGATTAGTCCAATTAATAATCATTATATCTGGACTAAGATTTTCTATAGCATGTTGTATTTGTAGTCTTATAATAAAGTTACTTGCACTTATTACAGCAGTATTTTTATATTCCCAACCATAATGATCTGCAACTAATTGTCCGAATTCCACACCAGGACATTTGCGATCTCTACTGCTCCAACTACAGCCACTAACTACTAGATTCATTCCGCGGTTTAATTCCTAAAAAGTTTCTTTTCCTTCTTTTAGACACATAACTGAGAGCATCATCTACAGCAATATAGTAAGGATCTTGTTCCATTGTTGGTGCTTTTAAATGATAAAAAGGTATTTTTTCGTCTCTAAACATTTCCAAAATTGCTTGGTCTATGTTTATACTGTCCTCTAAGTTTTGTGCTCTGCCTGTTTGTTCGAAATTGTCTGGTCGCTCTAACATAAAGTTTATGTTATCATATTTGTCATAACATTCACGAGCTAGTTTGTCTATTAGATTGCTATATAAAGGTCCGTCATATAGTTCTCTATATATGCCACTCAACATTACAGGAGAATCTGTTATTACATAGTCAACTTTACCGACAAGTCTTAATATCTTTCTGTGTTGGTGTGCTAACATGTATAATTGATCTTTAAGCATGGGTACATTATCTTCCCATACACATTCTTTTGCAAACTCATTATTGAGTTCAACACTATATCCTGCCATATTCATTTTATAATATAGTCCTGCGGCTTTAGTGCTCTTGCCAGAGTTTGGTCCACCATAAAAATTTATAACTTTCATTTACTCACCAATTGTGTATATTTCCTGCTATAATAAAGAAGCATGTAATAAAATTAACACCAACAATAATTGTTCGTATCATTGCAATCTTATCTGCTTCTGCATCTGTTGTTCCTTCTTTCTCGCCTATGGCTTTGGCCCATAGCCTCCATAAGTTTTTCATTTATACCCTATTTGCATGTGTCTTGTGTAACTTGGTGTTTTTAAACTTCCTACGAAATGTGTTTTACTAAGTGGATACTTTTCCTGCATTTCTTCCGCAGTATAGCACACATTTATATGACCGTCAAACTCTTCTGAGTCATTTGTTTGCATAATTATTAATTGATCGCTACCTGCTGATTCAAACCAATTTGTACTCATATGTTCACAACTGGTATTAATAACTATATCTGGAGATACTTTAATTAGCTCACCTCCAGTCTCAAATTCCATATGATTTATATCAAGCAAATCTAAATCTGCAACTACACCTTTAAACTTCCATCCGTTTGCTACATGTTTTTGATTAAACTTTTCCGCCATCTCAATACTTTCTGCGTCTATATCTATTCCATATATACGTTTTATGTTTAAAGCATTTAACATTGGCTCTACAATACTTCCTATCCAGCACCCTAATAATGCTACAGTTGTATTACTGGGCAATGGTGTTACTTTATATAGTTCTCCCAGCAACCAACTTTTACTTGCTAATTGACCTTTGCTAAAAGCATCACGTGGATAACGTCTATCCATTACTGCTCTTTCAAAATAACTTGGTGGAATTCTCAGAAAACTATTATCAATATAATCTTCTACATCGTTCCATGTTTTAAGATCTATCATACTGCTCCCTTAACCAAGTAAAGTCATTTATTTTATCTAGTTTTGCTAGATTGTCTTTGTTCGCTTCCGCAAACTGGTTCCCCGCTAGTGCTCCGTTTACTGCTTCTGCTGTAAACTCCTCCTCGCCCCTAGTGTTTATCCAGGCATCTAAACGTTGTTTACTTTCAGCATCATCATTAAGTGTGAGTTTTACACACTCTCTGAAAGCACTCCTCCAAGTGCTAAATGCATCAGTATTAAATTTAGTAATGCAACTTATTTGTGGCATTGACTTAAATCTATTGCTTAGACCTGTTGTAAAGTCTAATCCCCAAGATGTAGCATTTCTTACCATATCTGTTGGGAATAGTTTTACTCCTCCATATCCATATTCATCTTGTGTGATAGGATTTTTACTAGACCATACATGTACAACTTCTTGGTCGTATACATCTGGAATATAGTCAAATTCAAATTCTTCTGTTATTTCTGCATCTGCATCTACTACCCAAAACATTTGGCTTGTTGCTCTAGTAGATGCAACCTTATGAGCTTCAAAAATACCTTCTACATCTCTAACCCATATTAAATTAATATTTAAACTTTTTGTTCTTATATGGTCTTGTAATTTTCTAAATCCTGCATCAGCATTGGGCTCTTTATAACTTAAGAATATAATATCATAAGGTACAGTTGTACTACCTACTTCCCTTACATAGTTTAAATTCTTTATTCTGTTTAATTTTAAGTCATCAGATTTGATGTCTGAATAGTCATTACTTGTAGGCCATAATCTTAAGCCACCATATGCATGTACTTTCTTACTGATAGGATTTAACTTTTGCCATGCATGTACTTTACTTGTACTAGTTATTGCAGGCAGATATCCACGATCAAGCAACTTTTCATCCACTTTCACATCTGGGTCCACAGTCCAAACAAAGGGGGTTTTGATGTCCTTTGTCGCGTTTATGAACTCGTTCTTTTCTAAACTTTGCAAGTGGATAACTGGCCATACAGGCCTTAGACTTGCAATAGTATTTATTTGTTTTAAGTGTTCAAAACTATTGTTCTCTATCTCTTTGTCAGTGTATTCGTTGTCTAAGAACAGATGCTTAGGCACTAATCTGACGCTCGTATATGCGTTGTCTTGGTTAAGAAATACATGTATATACTTTTGATCCCATTGTGTCGGGTAATAATCAAACTTAAATTCAGGGTCTATTTGTGTAAAAGCGTCTACAACCCAGTACATATTACTGTCAGACTGGGCAGATAGACGCTCATAGACGCTCTGTAAGCCATTTTCATAGTCAGATGCCTGTAAGTAATATATAGGATATTCTTTTTGTGTACAAGAAGGTTCTCTAATATATTTAGGTCTGCCTTTAGTTTGAGGCACTTTAGGGTATAGTGTTACACCACCGTAATCGTACTGCCTATTAGTTATAGGGTTAAGTTTTTGCCATACATGTGTTTTTCCATTATCCCAAATTTTAGGTACAAACCCAAAATCAAATGTTTCAAGTACATTTACATCTGGATCTATTACCCAAAACCAACTAGTTGGAGTTTTCATCCGGCCCAGTTCTTCAGATTCAAATACAGGAAATGTAAGTTGCTCTCCAAATGGTGTTGTATTATGAATATTTAATCCGCTATCCTTATGATTAGCAGGTACCCAATATATACCACCCATCTCATCTGGGTACTTATGCTCTAACTGTCCTCTAACTTGATAAACATGTATTTGATCTTTTTCGTTTTCGTTCTGCCATGGGACAAATTCAAAATCATTGTCATCTAACACATACTCTTTATCCACTAACCAGCAATCTTCTGTAATATCGTTATAGTCACTTGGATCACTTACTCTGTATACTGAGAATGTTTTAGCATTTATTACTAAAGGGTCTTTATGTATTTTTAATTCATCTGTACTACTATCAGGATACCAATATAAGCCTCCCATTTCTTCTGGGTATTTGTTTGTTAATTGATTGTGTATATGGAATACATGAACTTTGTTAGTATCAAAAGAATCAGGTGCCCATTTAATACTTTCGTCCAGTCTATATGAACTATCTGCTACCCAACAACTATGATCTTTTTTAGGATTTATTGAAGGGTTATCCACAAAGTACATAGGATACTCTGGTATAGCATTTAGCATTTCGGCATGTATAACTATGTCGCCATTCCAATCTACTGGTACCCATCTAAGTCCACCTATGCTTTCAGGATACTTATGTCTTAGTTGGTCTCCAACATGAAATGTGTGAATACAATTTTGTTGGAACAATGGTGGCGCCCATTCTATCTTTTGATTTAACTCGTACTCGATGTCTACTATCCAACAGTCTTGAAATACTTCTGTATATTCGTCTACATTATCTACTTTAACAACTGGATAACTTCTATCGCTTGTTGGATTTTTAGCAATGTATTTTATTGTTTCTGTATTATATGCTTTAGGTACTAACTTAACACCGCCACATCTATTGTCACTTATATTAGTAATACTTTTTGGGTACTTATGTTCTAATTGATTAGGTATTTTAAACACTTGTATTGTTTTTTGGTCGTACTTAGCAGGAACATATTTAAAAACATCATTAAGTTCGTGTTCGTCGTCTACTAACCAAAACATTTTGGATCTACTTTTCCTAGCAGAAGATTCATAATCATTAATATTATTTGTATAAAAAATATCATATCTTATAGGTACAATATCTTTTTGGTATTTGTGTTTTGTAAAATCAAATTGTTTATGTACCAGCCTTATACCGCCACAACGGTTATCCCATGCATCTGTATAATCTGTTGGATATCTTTCCTCTAAATGACCAGGTAATTTAAATACATGTATAAATTCTCTTTCGTGTATTGCAGGAACATATAACAGTTTACCATTAAACTGAAACTCTCGATCAACTACCCAAAACCAATCTGTTTTACTGCGTTCTGCATATTCACTGTATGCATCTGCTGTAAATTCATCGTCATCTACATAAAATACATCGTAACTTTCATCTTCTATAGGGCAGGCAGGGTGTATTTTTACTTCTGCTTCTTGCCATTTCTTAGGAACTAGTCTTATACCTCCCATTGCCATAGGATATTTTTCTTGTAACTGGTATGGCATTTTAAAAACATGTATCATACCGTCTTCAAAAGGATTTGGTACCCAATCAAATGTTTTTAAATTTGTTTTATATTGTGCATCAACTAACCAAACATATTCATCTGCAAATGTATTTCTTTGTCTGTAGTTTTCTACGTCTGTAACAAGCATAACAGGATAGGATATTTTTATATCTAAAAAGTTATGAAATTTAATATCAGCATCTTTCCATTCTTTAGGATAAAGTTTTATACCACCTTCTTTATCAGGATACTTATGCTCTAATTGTCCACGTAAATGAAAACTATGTATAAAGTTAGGTTCAAAGTTATTTGGAGCCCAATTAATATCTTGTGGGATTTTGTAATCTTTATCTATACACCATACATGACTAGCATAAGGATTATTATCAAAATATTTGCCTGGAGTTTTAGTATGTAATTTTTCAAAACTTTTTTTACATACTACTTTGTTAATTTCTTTAGTGCCTTCTGATTTTGTTTTTGGTAAAAGGGTTACACCACCGTAGTTTTGATTGTCCCATTTCCATACATGAGTGTATCCCATGTCATAAGATTCGGGTCTGTAGTCAAATATGTCTATATCAGTAACTTGTATATTTGGTTCAATAAACCAAAACATTTTTGTATTGGATTTAGCGTCACCTATATTATCTACTTGTTTTGCAAAAGGTAAACTCTCTTGCAATTCGGTATTATTTCCCATGTAAAATATATCAAACATGCTTATTTTTTTCTAGTATATATTGAACGGCTTCTTCAACATCGTCAATACCTTTATTAATGCCGTCCCATTTTTTATGTAACTCTTCGCCATACACAGGGCAAACACCTTTATGCTCAGGAAGATCTCCTCCGCACATTTCACATCTGCCTTCTAATTTACGTTGGATTTTGTGCCAGTTAATCTCGGACATGTACCTTTACCCCATAATGTTTGGCAAAGGCTTTGGCATCTTCTTCGTCGTTTACAATAGGTTGTCCTTTAATGTTTAAACTTGTATTAAGTAACATTGGACAGCCTGTTTTTTTGTAAAACTCTGTGAGAAGTTTATGCAAGTCAGGATGTTCTTCTTTCCGTACTGTTTGAACACGGCTGGTGCCGTCTTCATGAATTATAGCAGGAAACTCATCTGGCTTTTTACACTTTGCAACAAATTGCATGTATGGTGCATGTGAAATACCACCCGGCATTTCAAAATAATCATGCACATATTCTTCCAAAATCATTGGTGCAAATGGTCTAAACTTTTGACGTTTTTTGATAACATTCATTTTATCTTTAACATCAGGCCCTCTTGGATCAGCACATAGGCTTCTATTGCCTAATGCACGTGGTCCAAACTCAGCTCTTCCATTTGCTATTCCAAAGAGTTCCCCCTCTTTTAAACTTTTTAATGCTTTTTTAATTGGGTATTTACCCTCTATATTATGGCCCAGATACGGTGTATCAAATTTAACACGTTTTCCCATTGTGTTATGTAAGTGTAGTGCGGCGGCTCCCAAACTGCTACCACAATCGCCTGGGTTAGGCATTATAAAAATGTTTTTAAATATGTCTGTCAGCATACTATTGGCTACACAATTAAGTGCTACACCTCCCATATATACTAAATTATTACTACCTGTAATATCTTTGGCATATTGAGCATACGCATTTACTCGTTGTTCTACTTGATCTTGTGCGGCCGCGGCCATATCAAATTCGTCAACACCCACAAAACTACCTTTAGGTAGTCCTCTTTGTAGGTTTTCCTTCATCTGTATACATTGTCTGTGGCTTATCCATGGATGTTTCATTCTAAAATATCTTTCACCCATCTTTTTACTTAATGGCTTCCAATTTTCTGGTTTACCATATGCCGCCATACCCATAAGTATGTATTCATCTTCCATGGGTTTAAGGCCTACATGGTGTGTTACAGCACTATAAAATAAACCTAAACTACTTGGATAAGAAGTTGTGTGTACTTTCTTTAAATTGCCATTATGCCACTTCCATATAGTTGCTGTATCAAATTCGCCTATGGCATCTATTACCATTACAGCACACTCGTCAAAATTACTACTTAGTACACCTGCGGCCGCATGGGTCTCATGATGTAAATAATCTTTTATAGGTATACCTTTAAGTTCAGGATAAAACTTTTTAATCCATTGCTTCTGAGTCGGCTCTCTGAATCCGTACCAGTTACGGCCATACATATTTCTTAGACGTTTAAGCCATGCTTTTTCATGTAATACTATTACGTCAGGTTTGCCACCTTCCATTGCGGCACTTATCAGTTCATGGTTTATCCAGGCATCATTCTTTACTTTACTATAACGTTCTGAATGTCCAGCAAACTCTATTTGGTCGTCCTGTAGCATACAGGCACCAGCATCGTGAAATCCAAAACTAAGTCCTAAGATTCTCATCTATATATGAAAGGGTCTCTTTTCCTTAATTCTTCTAATTTCTTTTTAAGTAATGCTTCCTCATCAGGAGTTAAGTCTAAATCATCATTAAAAACTTTGTTTTCATGTTCCTTTTGAGCATCATTTTTTTCTCTTCTTTCTGTCATGTGAAGTATCTCCATTTATACATTTCTATCAGACTTTGCGCCATAGTATTGTATAATTTCTCATCTTTTATATGCATTGTTTCACTAAAACTATCAGGCCATATATCTAAATATGTTTCTATAAAACTCTCTTGCGGCTTATAGTATTTACTAGTATCTATGCTATCCCATAGTGGTATCTGGCAGTTCTCTGGTATACTATTAAACATGTTACAAAAAACATAATCTATATTTTTATTCTCTAAATATGTTTGCAATGCATACATATATGTAATAGTATCCTCTATTCCAGTTCGCCAATCTGCTAAATGTAAATCTGCATACCTATAAAACTTTTGTAAATCTATATTCTCACTTTGCTTATATAATGTATAATCTTTACGATCACCATCAAAACTAAACTCAAATCTTTCGTGTGTACTCCAGCCAATTATTACTAAATCAACTGTATTGCTCTCACAATATTCCATTGTTGTACGGAGTATACGATGATTTCCACCACCGCCTTTAGCAATATTTGTTACATCAGAATTAAGGGTTTTTCGTAAAAAATATTTTAGTCCCTTATCACATTCACTTGCTTCAGTATGGCTACAACCATTTAGTAAAATATTCATCTGTTTGATTGATACATTAATCTGTATAGTTCTGGAAGTGCTTCTTCCATACTTTCGTCTCTTTGTTTGTCTAGTAATTTTGTATACTTTTTAAATGTAATTAATTCTTGTTCCCAATTTTCTTTCCGGTTTTCTCTAAGTGCCTTAATAGTTGCTTCTATACTTTGCACATTTTCAGGTCTATTTTTTAATACCTTACTTCTTTTTAACCATTCCTCTAATCTGCCTGCGGCTACTTCCCTTACTTGCTCAGGACAGTTTCTAAAATCTAAACTAGTTGGATAATCACATATTAAGAAAGTAACAAATACCTGTCTACCATATTCTATCTCTAAACTTTCTATAAAGTCTAGTAATTTTGTTATGGTTAAAACATTATAAATTTGTATAACAGGAGAGAATAAGACAGTTCCTACAACATCACTGGCACAATAAGTTCTTAAGTTCTTTTCAACTCTGCTCCAATGACTAGCACCACGTATGTATTCATTTTCATGCCCATAAGCATCTACACTAATACACATTAATACGTTTTTAAACTGCTCTACCAAGTCCAGAAAACGTTTCTGAATGTTGGTCATGTTACTGTTGAACACTAGCTCTATATCTTTAGCAATGCCCATTTCCACACACTTCTCCATTATCCAATATACACGTTCAATTATAGTTGGCTCACCACCTGTAAAGTATAATTTACTTACACCAGGTAACCATTCTTCTACTTGTCTTAAAAAATCTGGATCGTCTTCCCAATTGGTTAAATTGTCAACAAACTGACCCCAGGTAAAATTATCTTTTATAAATTGGCCTGCCCTAGGATCAGCAGTTTCTATCTTTTTGTATTCCTTCTGAATTTGACTTGAATTTTGTGGTTGGCACATTCTACACTTCAGGTTACACATATTGCCAAGTCTAAAATCCAAGTACATTGGGGATTCTTCTACTCTATAGTCGTTGTTTATACTACGCTCTATTATCTCATGGATTTCTTCTCCTCGTCCACTGTACTCGAACCAATCCCTAATATAGTTAGTCCTATAACTAGGGAAGCCCATATCTTCTAAATCATAACAATGCTCACAACCTTTTACCACTTCGCCTTCGATCATCTCTTGGCGGATTTTACGCATATGATTGCTATTCCAGACACCCTCTATTTTGTGCCCACGATTTAGGTCTACCATACTGCCATCATCATTTTTAAAATTATCACGTGCTACACAGCACCAGCTCACAGTACCTGTAGGCTGAGTCATGATAGATATCCAAGGATAAGGGCAAAATGTTTTACTGTATTCCATTCCAGTCTTTCTCTATTAATTTAAAAAACTTAGGGAACACTTTATCGAACTGTTCCTTTCTAAATTTATCTATTTGTTTCGTTTGTATCAAAAAATTAGTAAATTCTGATGAATTATATTGTTCACCATTCATAAACTTCAATGTATTATTTACATGATCTGCGTTATTTCCCCCATATAAAATGTTTATTTTTTCTTTGACTCTTTTAGGCAGTACTTTTGGAGAAATATGGCTAGGTGTAAATACCATGTTGTAGTGTATGTTTATCTCATCAAAATGTTTTGATATAAAATCTGTTAATTCTGTCATGTGCATAATATTAAAGATACTTATAGTTTGGAAAATACCTATTGAAAATATTTCAGGATTAAGTTTACTAAAATGTCCTAGATTAGTTATAACTTCTGCAAAGTTTCCAGGGAACCTGATGTATTCAAATCGTTCATTTATATCATCTATACTAAGAAATATTTCTACTTTTTTAAATTTTTCCCATAAACTTATCCTGCTTTCAGGAAATATACTACCGTTTGTATTATACGATAAGGCAATATTTTTTGCAATGCCTAATTCTACACATCTTTCCAGTATTTCATAATGCCTCTCAATCATTAAGGGCTCACCACCAAAGAATTCTAACTTTTCTATATTTTTTAAATGGCTGTCTATATCTTCCCAAAAATTTTCATTAGTTTTAGGCCACATGCCCAATTTATTAAAGAGTCTAGCACCTTCATTATTAGGATTTATTTTAAGCTCTTCAGCGGCCCATTGACTACTAGCAAAACTACTGCATATTCTACATTTACTATTACAAATATTTCCTAATTTTAAATCTAATGCTTTAGTATTTGGTGTAAAGTCCTCTCCCCAATAAAAGTTTTCTCTTAATCTTTTACTTTGTATTCCTGCTTTTTCTTCATGCCAACAATTATTACATGCCTCTAGTTTTTCGTTATTTAAAAACTTTTGTTGTATGTCTTTTAACCACTTACTTTCTTTAACGTCGCTTAGTGTGTCTCCATTTGCCAAATTAAATTCTGTGCCGTCATCTTTTTTAGCAGACTCCTGCATTATGCAACACACTGACATTGTGCCATCAGTACGAGCTTCTAAATTAATAAATGGTAGAACGCAACTCATATGCCCGCCAACTCTGGATATACTTCATCAAAGTCCTCATCTCTTAATTTATCGAATTCAATATTAAATGCCTTAAACTCTTCCAGTAAATGTGTATGATCATCGTCTAAAAATAACATAGAACTTTTATAGCCTTCTGTTGCCCTGCCTATATTATCCTGAGGCTCTAACCAACGTAAATGTTTTTGCCATTTTGCTTTTATTTCTGCTCTCAATCTTTGTGGCAGTACACTCATTCTAAACCTTTCATTGTTTAGTAGTACATTCATATACCAGTCTGCTGGTTTTATATAGCCTTTATCTACCCAACTTCTATGAAAGTCAGTAATATGCCAGGCGTTATAGGCACTAACTGTGGCACTAATATAAAAATCAACTTCAGGAGATGTTTCTTTTAATTGTTTTATGTTGTTCTCAACATCAGCCCATACAGTTCCTTTACGTTGATATTCTCCTCGTAAACCTTCTGCATCTAAACTAGCACCAACACTTATATTATCAAAGTTTTTCCACAAGTCTAATACATTATGTTTCTTATATGTTAATGTTGTGAAGTTTGTATTATAAAAAATGCGTATATCTGTTTTACCCATCTCAACAAGCCTGTTCATAATGCCCCAATGCTCGTCCATCATTATAGGTTCACCACCTGCCCAGTATATTTGCTCTATGTGTTCCAGCATAGGGTCAAACTCTTCCATAAAGTTGTCAACGTCCTTACGGATTTGTATGACACGTTCTGTTGGACTTATATTAAATGTACTTGCTTTTGCATCAGCATACCAATTACTGCTTAGTTCCGGGCCACAGTACCTGCAACGTAAGTTACATACATTACTGAAACGAAAGTCTAAGTAAACTATATGTAAATCATCTAAACTTCCGTCTGCATTTGTTTTTGCAACTTTATCCCAATGTGGCCCTAACCAGTCTCGATTACTTCTTACTCTTAAACTGTCATGACCTTTATCTTCTTTTTCATAACAACGTACACATTCTTTACATTTTTTTCCGTTTAGCATATTTAAGCGAACTTGTTTCATTCTTTCGCTATTCCATACTTCTTCTAAACTATTTTCCCTTAGATCTCCTACATGGTTTTCCCATGGAGAGTCACAGCAAAGCATAGTTTTGCCATTTGGCCAAGGGTGCATATGAATCCAGGGCAGGATACACATTACATCATCTTCGTGATCCTCAATATTTGTGCTGAATTCCATGTCTATCCAATATTTCAATTAATTCAGGGAATACTTCCCTCCAACCTTCTTCGTGGTTGCGTATTTTATCTAGCTCGTCATTGTACCGACAAAAGTGTTCCCACTTAACTTCGTCCCAATCATCGTCATTATACATGCTCAACAATGTTCCGAGCTCATGTCTGTTACCCATCGTTTTTCTAAACTTGGTATGGGCCTCGTGTCTCACGACAGGAGGTAGTATTCCAGGCGATAGGTAATCAGGGTCGTATACAAAGTTCATATCTACAGGCACTGGTGCCCAGTCTAAAAATTTATCTAGATAGATATAACTGTATGCACTTACAGTTTGTGTTATTCTTACTGTAAGTTCAGGTACTTGCATAATTTTTTCTAAATTTTGCTCTACGTCTGACCATTCCGTAGGGTATCTGATATATTTGTTTCTATGATCAAAGTCGTCTATACTAGGACATACTCTGGCTTCTTTAAATTCTTTCCATAATGGTATTGCTTTGTCCGGAACTTGGGTCATATTAATATTATACCACAGTATAATGTTTTTACTACGTCCACTTTCCACAAGCATTTCCAAAAACTTCCAATGTGCTTTAATTAATGTGGGCTCACCACCATTAATGTATAATACTTCCATGTTAGGAGCACATTTAAATAGGTCCTCATAAAAGTTTTCATCTTCTGGCCATTGAAAATCATGCTTATGATCTAACCAACTGTATCCGTCATTTACGAACTCCAGGGAATCCACAATTTTTTTATAGTCCGCCACCCAACGTGAACTACTTGCTGGATTACAAGTGCGACAGCGGACATTACAAACGTTACCAAGACGAAGTTCAACAAAGCGAAGATCCATAGGTATGCTACCATCCTCACTTGTAAGTCTGGATGCGTAATCGGGGTTAAAGTCCTTATAAATCTTGGACTCGTAGACTCGTTTGCTCTCAATTCCTTTTCTTTCTTCATCGTAGCATCTTTTACATGCTTTAGGCTCCAAATCATTTAACATCTCCTTTCTAATCTCTTTGAAATAATCACTATTCATATGTGTATTAATATCATGATCATTTAAGTTGAAGAATTCCTCTCGTTCTTCTCCATAATTTCTTGCTCTATTCTTTCCTGCAGTCATATCTGATATACAGCAAGGTGTAACACCGCCATGCGGATGTGTACCTAAATGTAACCAGGGTAGCGGACAAAAAGTATCGTTTTCAATACTCATATAATCGTGCCTGCTTGTAAGTTTCCAAAGTTTGGTATGTTTTCAATATTGTACTTAAACGTATCGTAATTAAAAACTCTATGTTTTACTAATATTTCAAATAGTTCAGGAAAACATTCTCTAAAATTTTCTTTTCTATACAAATCACCTGCAACGATTTCTTTGCAAAACATAAACCAACGTTTTTCTATTTCTGCTTCTACTGTATCTTCACCACTAGTGCCATATGGTAGTGTTGTAAGAGTACGTGGCGTCATTACATGGTGAAATATTCCTTGTATTTCACTTTGATATTCTGGTCTAAAATTAGTTGGGTCTTCTAAACTTTTTACTATCTCTGGTTTACATTCTTCTGGAAAAACATTGCAATTAAACCATGTTGGAAAGTTAGCCATATTATGAAATATAATAAAATTGGGCCAACGTTCTTCAAATGTTTTATGTAACTCTGCCAAGTACATTACATTTAATGCTGTAATCGTACAAGTTACACCTATACTTACATTTTCTAAATCTATTAGATTATGGAACCAGTCTAAATTACTTGCTACTTCGCCCTTCCAATCAGCACCATGTCTTAAATAGTCAAATCTTTTTTGTGCGGCGGCATCTATACTCACATTAAATCCAACAGATTTAAAGTTTCTTAACATTTTTTCAATAAAAGGCTTATTTACAGTGGTACCATTTGTGCTAAAAGATATCTCTAAATCTTTTGAGATACCATCTGCCATTAGTTTATCTGCAAATACTCTGAACTCTTTCATATACAATGGATCGCCACCCATTACTTCTAAAAATCTTATATTAGGTAACCACTGATCCATCTGAGTCCAAAATTTAGACGCAGAATCGTTCATTCCTATTTTAACTTTTTCTTCAATGTATGGCAGTTTTCTGTCTTTTGCTTCTTTTACCCATTTACTGCTGTAATTGGGATTACAACTTCTACATTTTAGGTTACAAGTATTACTTAAAATAAGTTGAAAGTCTTCCGGCAAATCAGGTTCATTAGCATAATCTATTTCACCGTATCGCTGTACAGCAATTTCATTATATAATTCACGTTTAGACTTTTTACCATTTCGTTCATCTTGCCAACAAGGCTCACAATTTTTAGGTCTTTCACCGTCACGTATTGCTTGTCTTATTTCTTTGTAATATTTACTATGAAAAATATCTTCCACAGATGTTTGACCCAAAGTAAATTCTCTACCTGTTTCATCAGGTACTCTATCTCTGGCAATACAACATGTCCTAACATGCCCTAACGGCTCGTTACTTATGTGTTTCCAGAGTAGTGAACAATATTTTGGGTCTGACATTTTACTTCCTGGTATTGCCGTAATGTATTACTGTGACACCTTCAACGTCTGGAGTTTTTCTCCATGGATCTACAACAATACTTTCCGGTGCAAATTTTAATTCTGTACCGTTTCCTGTTGCTACTGTTAAAGCAGTATCACAATCTGTTACACTATGCTCACCATTGTACCAACCTGGTACTGTGTCTAGTTGATCACCATATGTAATACTTGGATTATGTGCTAACAGATAAACTGCTGGATTTTCTAACACTTCCTGTGGTGGAATATCACCAGTTTTTTCATCATAATAGTATAAAGCAAAACCTTGTTTTTCTATGTAATGACCTACTAGCATACTACTAGAGCCTGATTCGTACTCTACCAGAGGCTTATATGCCTTACCAACTATTATAATTGGTAACTCCGGCACTAACCCAAAATGGTGTTCATGTCCTGCTAGTTGCATTAATCGTTTTGCCATATTTTCTGCTTGTACTTCTCTACTAAGCATCACAGCATCAAATAAATCATATCCTAGATCAAGTTCTTCTGCCATCCAACGTAAAGCGATATTATCTCTAGGGTGACAAGCACCACCATCGCCCATACCTGGAATCATATAACCTGGTCCCATAATACGCCTATCTGATGTTGCTAAGGCATCACAAACTACTTCTGCGTTTATATTACCTGACTTTTCTGCAACATCTTGTATCATGTTTACTAGCGATACTTTCGCTGATATAAATGTATTGTAAAATACTTTAATGCATTCTGTTTCGTCCCAAGTACCTATGATGTATCTTGGTGTGTTCTGCATAATTGTTTTATAGAAGTCTACAAGTTCCAATGCGTCACCTGTTTCACTTCCATCTTCCGTTCCAATCATTACCATTTCTGGATTAACCATATCCCATTTTACTGTACCCATAGCAATTAAGTATGGATTGTAAACGAATCTGGCGTTTGGAATTAAATCAATAAACTCTCTCCTGGTTGTTCCAGGGAGAACTGTTGATATAAGGACTACTAATTGGTCTTTGGTTGCAACCGCATTTACTTTTGAAAGGACTTCTTTAACTAAACTATAGTCAAAGTCCTTGTTTGGTAAATGGCTGGTTGGTGCTTTTCCATCATATTGTGGGTCATGCGGTGTAGGTACAGCAATAAAAACAATATCTTGTCCTTTAACTGCTCCTTCCAACGTGTCGCTCATTGTAAAGTTTTCAGGCTCTACAGGATTAACATCATAACCAACAACATCATGTACTTCAGCGACCATCTCGGCGCAGGCTTGTCCTAACTTGCCAACTCCGATAAATCCGACTGAGGCCATCTCTATCTCCTGTGTTGTTGTGTAGTTTTATCTACTTGTATATTTATCAGGTAGTCTTTTATACTCTTCTGTTTCATGACTGAGGTATTCCTCTAAAACAAAGTATAAATTTAAATTTTTAATAATTTGTTCTAAAGAATTTTTTAGGTCTTTATTAGTGATATTTTGGTATTCCACTGGCATAAATCCTAGTTCTTGTGTAAACCTATCTATATTTTTACTATCTATAATTACTTTATTTTTAAAATGACTAATTTCTTTTAACCAGTTTCTAGTATGATAATTATCATTAATAGCATAGGACTTTACAAACTTGTAATTATATTTAGATAAATTTACAGCATCGTATTCTGTTAGGTAAATAAACCTGTTTAATAAGTCTTCACATTTTAAAGGAGATTTAAGTATTAGCTCATTAAGTTTTATACCATTTTCACTACCGTATAAAGGCTCAAGTAAATCTGATAGTATTTCTTTTACCCCACTAACGTATCTTTGCCATGGGTCTCTAATTACAAAATGCGGTACTGCACCTTTTTCAATTAATCGTTTCAATCCTTCATATTGATCTATATAGTCATGATCGTCTTTATCAATTAAATCGAAATGCTCTAAAATTACTCTTGCGGAACCTTCTCCTACCCCAACATAATCTAAACTAGTATATAACGTTGCATCTGCAAATGGTGGAGGATTAAAACCTAGTATACTCTTAAGTAAAGATGTAGTGCCTGTTTTGCCCACACTATATACTAGCATACTGCAATCTTTTTTAACTAATAACATTATCTTTCATTGTCCTTAAAGTCTACTCTCATCCACCAATCATATAATTCGCTGTCTAATTTATAGACGTCCTCAATAGTAATCTTTTGGTCCGGTCTCATTTCTGCAATTCTGCGTTGCCATTTTCTGCCTCTAAAGAAGTTATCCTCATGCTCATCAGGCCATTGTTCCTCAAATGTAGGAACAGTAAGCATATTCTCTAATTCTCTTATAAGTGTTTCTTGCTTATGTGTTGCACGTGGACGTATGTAGTCTAAATTCTCATGTATAATTCTGTCTAATATATGTCTCGGCCATGCCATAGGACTAAAAACTATATCACTATGGAATGCAAACATCCTTTTTGTTTCAATTTTAACATCTAGCTCTATTGCATAATCAAAAAAGTTTTTTAAGTCCAGCATACCAGGGCCGGTTAGTGTTAAGTCCATTAGCATTTTATCATGTCCGCCTGGTAATGCTACACCTTCTCTGAAGTTTTTATCCCACTGATCCCATTTAAGTCCTGTACGAATAAATTCTCCTATCCAACCTGTGCCATCTATACTTGCACACATTGTCCAATCTTTTGCTTGTGGTAACCAGTCATATAAGTAATGCTTACCTAATCTCACACGACTTAAATTACTATTATAACGTAAGTGTACAAGTTTTAGTGTATCATCTTGTGCTAATCTATCCATTGCTCGCCAATGTATATCATACATAAGTGGTTCACCACCTACCCAGTATAATTCCTCAACTGTACCCGAACAAATGTATTCCCAAAACTCTTCTTCTACAACTTCTTTTTGGAACTTGTCTATTATCTTTTTATTCTCTGGAACCATGAACGGTTGGTTCTCAGGCGACCATTGATCATGCTTTCGCTTCTCGGCCTCCCATGCTGAACTGAGCGGCTCACCACACATACGGCATTTAAAATTGCATAAATTACTAACCCTATAATCAAAAGAGATAGGTTCCATTGTAGTGAATCCATTTGCATCTGTCTCCTCAAAACATTTATCTATTTTATTTTCAAACAAGTAACCTGTAAACCATTGTCTATATGTACTTTGGCTTAACACACTATCATTACATACATTACATTGCGGTATCTCTTCACCTGCCATAAGTTTTCTTCTTATGTCCATCATATAAGGAGAATTCCAATGCTCTTTTAATGTAACTGGTTTATAATCTGCAATAGTTCCCACTGGTCTAAACATGCCTGTACTTTCATCATTACTAGCATCTATATATTGCTTTTGCATCATATGATCTTCACGTGAAGCACAGCACATACGCCTTTCTGATTGCGGAGAAATATAGGTATGGGTCCAGGGTGCTGTACAAAACACCCTGTTTTCTGAATCTGGGTGCATAGCACCGTGTTCCCATTTAGGTTTTATTTTACTCATATTTCTTCAGGATTGTATAAACAGTCTTTATGTAATTCTTCCATTTGAATATCTTCTTCGGTAACGTCACACCAATTACACGGTTCACCTTTAAGTGTTCCTGTAGTGCCTTGATCTTTACAATCATGAGTCCAAAACTTATTTTCCATTTGCTATTTCTATTTGATTTAAATTTATGAACATGTCATAAAATCTTTCTGGTGTTAAAACAGCCTCCCCAAGATCTCCTGCTTCATCGCCTAAATATTTTTCTATAAATTTAACATTTTTTAATTCTACAGCACAGTCAGGATATATGTCAGCACTTCTTCCTTCATATCCTACATTATCATTATACTCTTTACAAAGTTCTAATTTATCTAAACCCAGATCTTCTATTGAGCTTGGCATTTTATATGCGGCATGATATAGTGTAATGTTTTCTTTTAACTTCCAATGCTTGGGCTTACCTATTTCTACTATACTGCCGAAAGGTACAGTAATGTGATTAAATCTTTGCTCACAAAATTGCCATAAGTCTAAATTATTTCTGGAATCAAAATGTATTTTAATTTCCTTGCAGTCAGTATTTTCTAACACCCATGCACCTGCTTCAGTATCTGTAATACTCCATATAACTGGTATGCCTATATCTTCTGTTAAATTATTTAGTTTTTTTACAGTTAATTGATCTATTTCACTTTTATTAGCAACTTCTAAATATGGTAAATTACCCCACTTACTGTTAATACTAATATATTTTTTGTTCTCTGGTATGCTTAAACTTGGAGTTGATTTAGAAATAATAATAGCATCGCTATGGCATTGAGCCGCGGCTATAATTCTATTTTCTAATGTATTCCAATCATTTTCATGACCTATACTTATGTTAGCATATAGATCAGCCATCGTCTGCACCACCTAAACCATCTGTTTCTGTGTCCCAGCCTATACTACTTCCTGAACCTGCCTTAGGTTTATAGTCAGGCTCAAATGCAAATAGATCACTATCGTAATCCTCATCACTCTCACCTGTTTTACGTCCACGCATTTTCATTTCAACAACTTTAACTTCCCCATCTTCAGTAACAATACGTTTAGCATATAAACTATCAGTAACACCATGTGTTTTAGGTGCTTGAATATCCTGCTCATTTAAGTCTATTGGTTGTATAGTAATGCCATCGTAAAACTCTGCCAGTCTAGGAAATGTTTCTTTAAAGTTAAAGCCACGTCTTGCATCATATTGCTCATAAAATAATTTAAAATCATGCTCTAACAAAGTCATATCAGCAGTATTTCTGTGAGGCGTTTTAACAACGTCTAAATATTCTATTAGTCTACTTAACTGGTCTTGTTCCCACGGTTGCACCAATGCTAACCCGTCTTTATCCTTTTCGTCTCGCTCTCTAACACCGTCCAACCATGTACTTATTTCATCATGATATATTTTACGCAAGTTATCAGGTAATGTCAAGGGCGATTGGAAACTAGGAAAACGTAAAATATTACAGGTAAATCCAGGACGATTATGGCCGTATTTACGTTTCATTCCTAGCATCCAATCTAAAAATTCCACTATGGAGTCTAAGCATAGTGCATTAATTGTCATCATCATATGTAGTCCTTCTATGTTTGCTTCACTACATATTCTTTCAAAATTTTGTGTCCAGGTATCCCACTCTAAACCATCTCTAATATATTCAAGTTGAGGACCAAATGCCTCGCCACTAGAATATAAATGAAATTTGTTTATATTTTGTGTACCTTTAATAAGTTTATCTAACAGACCTTTCTTCGCCATTAGATTACTATTAATAGCAAATCTCATATTTTGTGCATTGGGTTCATCGGTTTTTTCAAACCAATCAAACAATTGATATATGTCTGGAGTCATAAGTGGTTCACCACCTGTAACTCTAATCTCTTCCAAATCTTTACTAAGTTCCGGCCACCATCTCCAGAATGCATCTACATATGGATTCTGTTGACCCTCATCAAAAGGTTCGGCGTAGGGGGCATCATCAATAAAGTGCCCTCTTGCATCTGATTTAATACCTTGGTATCCACCGTTAGTACGAATATCTTTTACCCATGTGCTACTAAAAGCAGGGTTACAATAACTACATGCAAGTTGGCAAGTTCTATTGAAAGCAATCTCTAATGTTTTTAAATTTACATCAAAAGATGGTTCTAAATTTGCCGCAGTTTCTAAGTCTTTATCCTCATAGATAACTGTTTTGTAAACTCTGTCCGATACAGGCTCATTGCCGTCTGAGTCCTTTTCCATGTCCTCAATTTTCCAACAGTACTCACACTCTTTTGGTCTGTCACCTTTTTGCATCATATCACGCATTTTCTTTTTATGACGTGTATTATGAATCGCAGACGGATTAGTTTTGATCTCTTCTAAATCAATTTGGTGTGCAGGAGGGTGATGGCAACTAGTTGTTCCACCGTGCCCTAACCATATGGTAGCATTGTACCACTTAGCACCACAAAAAGAATCACTTACAGGATCAATCATCCTTGCTTTATATTCTCTGTGACTTTCGCCTTGTTTCCTTCCCATTATTTCTCCTTAGGATAACCTACATACCAATCTTTTATGGTTTCTACCCGTACATCTCTCCATGCTTTAACATCTAATCCCCACATAATTAAACTGTCTGGACTATTGTATCCACCTATTTTCATCTCAATACCTGAGATGTCATTATTTAATGTGCAAGGCATAGTTCTTATCTCGCCTGTACCTATTTTTTCAAATACAACTGTAACTACACTCTTTTTTAAAGCATCTACTATTGGCTTTGTGTTCATAATAATGCCTCTGCTTCCTGACAAATACTCCACCAATCTTCCATTTCGGGAAATGTAGATAAAAAATCTGTATCTCTACGCTCATCATGTTGCGTAAAAAATTTATAAAAATTTGCTCTTGCTTTTGTAAGTTCTTCTTTATCCATATTACACCCTGCTTTCATCCATTCTAGGTTTCTACGAACTTTATCAATTTCAAAATCTTTAAATCCTCTATAGTCTATATTTACTTCATCTGCCCTATTTAACTCCATAAATGCTATTGCTTCTTCCAAATAACTCTGATAATATTCAGGCATTATTTGTATACATTGCCAAAGTGGCGCTCTAAGTAAAGGTATATCAAACCATATACGTTGTTTAGGCCTAACTTCATAATCATCATGTTTATGTCCACCATTATCTGGTATAGGAATATATTTAATACCCTGTCTGTCTTTAGCATACTCGTCACGCAAGTCTAAAATCCACTGTAAGTAATCCCTTAAACTGGGTAAACTTAGTACGTTAAAAGTATTAATAAATGTAATTGTGCTATTGTCTGATTCTTGTAATATACGTTTTACATTCTTTTGTAACATTGCAAAATCCATACCATTACGCATATACTCTGCTTGAGGTCCATAGCCATCTAAACTTACAAATGTGGCAAAGTTCTTACATGCTGGTGCTACATACCAGTTATTTCCAGAGTTTGGATTAAACTTTTCTGGATCTTCCCATATTTGTATCTCTTCTAATCTTTGTAGTTTATCTAAAAACATATCCATTAAGATAGGTTTAGGTGGACACATATTAGATGTTAGTGACATCTCAAGCCAAGCATTTGGATTTTCGTATACATAGTCTAATACTTTAAATGTATTAACATCCATTAATGGTTCACCACCTGTCATACGAAAAACTTCTAAATTTTTATATAACTCCGGCCACCATTTCCAAAATGCTTCCACATATGGATTTTCATTTTGTGCAAGTTTTTTTGGAAGTAGTCTCTGGTTACTTAAACTATCTAAGTTATTATGTTCACCATTAGCAATAGTGTAAGGGCCATATTCTTTTACTTCTTTTTCCCATGACGTACTTAAATGTGGACTGCAATAACTACATTTTAAATTACATGCTTGATTAAAATTTACTTCTACATAACGTGGATTTATATTACCTTCTGCACCTGCTTCTGCTATTTCTTCTCTGGCATTTTGAGCCCAGTACTCTCCACTACGATAAACTCGGTCACTTCTTCCACCTACATCTTCTATACGCCAACAGTAACTACATCCTTCTGGTCTTTCGCCTTTTAACATTTGAGCACGTTGCTCTTTCTTTTCTGCTGTATTATGTAATGCAGAAGGATTAGTTTTTATTTCTTCAACATCTATATCATGTGTGGGAGGATGATAGCAACTATGAGTTTTGCCGTTTGTTAAGTGCATAGAAACTTGTGTCCATTTTGCGTAACACATTGTTTCGCTTATGACATCTAGTTGTTCCTTGGCCTTATCTGCGGCTTGATCATATATACTCATTTACTAGAATGTAATACCAAAGTTTATAGATTTCGTATCTCTGTCTTGAAATCCCTCGTCAATCATTCTCCATGAAATACCTACTGTGATGTTATCTGCAAGTTGGTAATCCAAGTTAAATTCGTTCCTAGTATAAGAATCGTTTCCTGACTCGTATAAAAACTTATTAGTGGCACTTAGTTTGTCAGCAATTTTGTAAGTTATCCATGTACTGTTCCTAATAATTGCTTCACTACTATCACTTTCTAAATATGCAACTGAGTATTCGTTGCTGACTTTTATACGTTCTGAACGGTATACTTTATAACCAAAACCTGCACCAATAACTGTTCTTGTTTTATATTTAGATCTATACTTGTCATTATCAACCTGTACTAAACCTAGAAAGTACATTTTATCTGTCTTTTCATAATTTTGTTTAAGGTTAAAATATGTTAAATTTTCTTCTTCTTCGCCATCGTTTTCTTCTGTAACAAAATCAAATTCTATATTTGTTTGCCATGGCCCAACTTCTCTACTCCAATCTATACTTAGATCTAATTCCATGTCACCGTCGTCTACTTCTGCGCCGAAGCCAACATCTATTGCATAGGCATTAATACTTAATAGTAATAATACTACTCCTGTTACAATACCTAATACCCATTTTTTCATAATAATCCCTTCTCTAATAATTCTTGTATTTGTTTTTCTCTTATCATGGCACCCCATCTTTTAGGATTAACATAAGTTAATTTAAAAAATTTACACATTTGAGGATTAGGGTCAAACAACATCATTTCGTTAATGCTTTCGTTTAGTTTATGGCCTAGATCTTTAATAGCAATCTCTAACATGTCACGGTCCCATTTAACTTTAGAATATTTACATACTTCATCTCCTGGAAAACGAGGTAGTATAGTGTTATCAAAGAAGTCTTTAAACCAATCATAATCTGATATTAGATTTGTATTCCATGTACTATTAACGGTCATGTCACACCCTAGTCTCGCTCCGTAGAGAGCCCATAAGCCATTATCTACATCGCTACCAATATTACACCATGTTTGTAATCTGTTATAGTTTTGCCACCAAATTTTTTCTTTAAATTCATCTGGTCTAACACGGGCACCTTGATCAGTACTCATTTTAACACCTTCTCTAAACCCTGCTCTAAAGGCTTGAAACGGACTTGCTGTTTGATGTACTTCGCTAAACGTGTCGTTAAGTTGTATGTAATCTAACTTCCAGCAAAATTCCATACCCTCGCCATCTTCAGCGGCTTCATGAGTGTTCATGTCTTTAACATATTCTGTGGGCCAACATTTAAGTCCGCCGTTACCATATACTAAGCCATTTAAAATATTTTTTGCATTCCAACTAAAGATACATTCACTAATAACTTTACCGTCATGATCAGTATCAGGAACATCTAATGTTTGTTCAAAGAAGTCGTCCATGACAATGTTATCGCCATCTACGGTTATAAATCTATCTGTTTCGGATTGATTGGCACATTCTTTGTGTGCGGCATCAAAGCCTTTCACACCGTGTACACGTTTAGCCCAAGGGACCTTGTTTAATAAGTCAGCCCAATGCTCTTCCGCATTTGGTTCGTCATAAGAAATATAGAATATGTCTAATTCTGTAACATCGATCTTCGCCATATATGTCGTCCTGTGTATTTTTTAAGTACGCACATATTTATCAAAAATCTCTAGGGTATATACACTACATCGATCCAGATCTTTTGGTGTATCAGAAGTTACAGACCCTTCTTGTATAAGGTCTTTTAGTGGAACTTTTACAATGTATATCATAAAATGTGGATCATTAACACTTGTAAAATAAAAAGTTAGCTCTTTTTGTCCTTTTGCTGTAATAGTGTCAAGATCTTTTCCTTTATATTTATTCTTAGTTTTAGCACTTGCTGTGACAGTAAATTTATTACCTTTAAATCCTACTTTAATATTATATGTTCTACTTTTGTCGTACTCAATAAGTTGCACAAAAGCATCTTCACTTCTAACATAGAGACTTTCTATAGGTCGTAATTCAATATGATAAGTGTTTTCATCATCAGGATTTTGTGCTACTCTATATAAATCTAAGTTTTTACCGTCTAAAATGGTTACTTGTTCTTTTGTAAATGTATAAGACTTCCAGCCTTTAAGTACTTCTACATCTTCCTTAGTAATACAAGTAATAGTACCGTCTTCTAAAAAGTAAACAGTATGGTCTTTTTCATACTCTGCTTTTTGCATAGCATAATAATTACCTTCAAATTTTTCTTTATTTTCTAAAAATCGTTGCCGTCTTAGTTCTGCTTGACTAAGTTCTTGTTTTTTTAATTTTTTAGATGCCATAATCTTGTTCCATTTGCTTTATCATACTTATACTCATCCAGTCTTTTTCTACATAATGGAATGGATATAGTTGTTGGAAGTTTCCTATTTTAAAATCTTTATATGTATTATAATATGTGGGTAGTGTTTCAGACCATATTTCACTTATTCGTGTATCAGGAATATTTTGCACATGGCTTTTCATATGTATAAATGTAGGAACCTCATCAATATTTTCCTGTGTACATAAATGTTCTATACCTAATATATTCATTGCAAGAGCAAAAGCAACATCGCCACTCAACCAAGTAGGTTTTCCGTTAGGCATAAATTTATAAAACATTCTCTGCCAATGCTGGAAAATTATTTCTATCATAGCAAATAATTCACTCGCTAATTCGCTCTTTTTAAAGTAGAAAAATGCAGTATATACATTAGGTAAATTGTTTGCCGCAAAATATTTTCTATAATAATTACTGCTCACAACCTCACCTCTATATGTTCTAACTTTAGTAGTTGCCCACACATCACGTTGCGACATTATATTCCACCAATGACTCACGTCTGTAGGAAATATCATATCAGTATCTAGTATTACTGTTTCATCATATGGTGACATGTAATAATACTTCCATTTGTTATTAATTTTCCATTCTTCTCTTAGGGCATCATCTTGCCATGGTATATCTACTATGTGGTCAAATATTTTTTTATGTTTTTGTTTAATAAGTTTTTTAGTTTTAGCGTCAACACATACTGTCAGGTTATTGACCGTGCTCTGTGTTAGTTTTAAATTAAGTGCAAGAGCATACGCCTGCTCTAAATAATCAGTAGTATCATTGTTTTGTGCTATTACTATGTAACCTTTACTCATTTATATATTTCCAATCTTCTCTAAAAAGGCAATGTCTATGATATCCTTCTTTTGTTTCATAAACAAATTGCATACCCAAAAGTTCAGTAACTTTACCCTGAAACTTTCCGTTCAAGCGACAAGTATGCTCAATTTGATCTCCTAACTCAGGAGCCTTCTTGCTCTTCTTTTTTATACTCATACATCTCTTCCCAATAATCGTATGCTTCAGGTTCTAACCTCTGTATACTTTCTTGTAAAATTTCTGCTCTACGTTCTTCAGTAGCATCAAACCATTCTTGTATCTCATCATTTGTTCTACCACAACTTGGACAATTAAATCCATTTGTAAAACACTTACTAATACACGGTGATAAAACTCTTTTAGACATAACATTGTGATGTGTTTTGCCAAACTCCTTTGTCAACAAAATTAATTATCATAATAGTTCTTATTCCTTCATATTGTATAGGAGCAAAACCGTGCCATTTTTCATCACTTGGAATAAACAATAGTCCTCTATTATCCTGCCATTCTGTTTTTGCGTAATGTGTTTCTTTATTAACATATATGTCTGTTGCTAAATTTTTATCGTCTTCTTTGTCTATGTTTACAATTAAAGTTAATTTCTTTTCAGGTGTGTCAGTATGTATTGCATGAAAGAAAGGATACCTATCATGTATCATTTCAGGCCTACAATAGGTATTAGCCAAGTCACAGTCAAATTTTTCTTCAAACATTTTATGATCGTTTAAAAACTCTGCAACTGGTTTTAGTGCAGGAAATTCCTCACAATATTCGTTTCCTAAAAAGGTCCTACCTTTTATAATGTCTCTGAATCCGTTTGCATTAGAGTAGTCAGCATCGTTTACTTTGTGATCTTTTAATGCCTTAAAGTGTTCATCACTAAAAACATTGTCTATAATCCAATGTTCCCACGGCTCATTATATTTTATCGGGACCATAGTTCACCTCCAATTTCGTTAGGTATTATACTTACTTTACTGGCCCAGTAAAAGTTTTGTAAATACTCATCTGTCGATTCGTTTACTATTTCTTCTATTAAATTTTTACAATTATGTGTGCTGTTGTTAAATAAAATTACATCTTTTTCTTTAACATAACATACATCATCATTTATATCTAAATATAAAACTATATGCGAAAAATCGTCCTTTACTAAGTTTTCCTCTCCTATATAGATACCAACTCCTTTAAAATCCATTCTACTTGGTATTAAAAATTTATTATCAATAATAGCAAAATTATATAAAGTGGGCGTATCTAAAACAGATTCTATTTTATTTAATATTTCTATTGTGGGACAAAAAATTGTTGGTTGCTCATTATTAAACATTTTTCTTAATGATGTGTCTTGATTTATAATACAGTGATCATGATGATTTTTTGTTTCATGTATTTCTAAAAATCTAACTTGTGACATTCTGTTTTCATCTGGTATATCATCTGTCTTAATTGTTATATGTCTATTTTTCCTCACAAATCCATTACTACAATAATCTATCCATTCTCTTAATTTTAATCCACGACCTGGAAAAATATCATCTATATCCCATACACATATTTCTGTATTAATTTGTTGAGCAAAAGCGGCTAAAAATCTATATGTACCAGGATGACAAACAAATAATTCGTCTTGCATATAGCCTTGAGGTGGATAACTTATACCATTCTTTTTAATATCATTTACTAACCAATGTAATTTACTGCCATTAAATTGAGCAGTAAGGCCAGGAGAGCCGTCATCTCTCCAGAATATGTTACTTTTCTCGTAAGTTAATTTTTCTGATAACGGAGAGCTTTTTAAATTAGATAATATATTCTTACCTCCATTTGTTAAGGAGCGTAATGCAGGATAAAATGTTTCTGAAAATTTAAAAACTGTTCTGCTTGTAATAATTTTTACATCTGGTGCATTGTCAAAAAAATTATTTAACTCTGTATCCTGAGCAAGAGCATCTAAATTTTGTGTAGTGGATTTCATATGTTCTACAAATTTCATTTTGCATACTCCAGCAAATTATCACTAACTCTGTTTATAGCCCATTTATTCATAATATGCAAGTCCATGCTTTGCCACTTAGTTAGCATAAAGTCTCCAGGGCTTCTGGGCTTCTCTAAGTACATGACAATAGTGTTCTCATCTATTGCACTATGTATATCGTCTGTATCAAAACTCTTGTAAAGGGTGGTAGGCAACTGTGGTATTCCTTTATCTACAAAACCACTCATCATATGTGCGGCAATACTAAAACTGTAATCGTTTCTGTATAGTGTACCCTGCCACTTATATAAATCTTTATAGAATTGTGGATTATTTTTAACATGCTTGACTATGTTAAAAAAACTTTCCACATATTCTGTCTTGCGGAAGTAAACCACAGTTGCCCAATACATTGTTATACCCATGTCATATAGTCTTGCTAATGACGGGTCTTTTCGTTCGTACATGATATCCTGGTACTTCCAGTTCATCATAAGTTCGTTATTATGTCCCCAACAATGATTTAATGTATCACTTAGTATCAAATAGTCTACGTCTATTAATAATGTTTCATCATATGGGGAGATGTCGTATGCATCACATCTGTTTACATTATAAAAAGGTAAATGCTTTGCATTATGGCTAGTGTCTTTATATAGCCTTAAATTTCTTGCTTTAAAATCTTTGTCTTTATCTACTACAACTATGTTGTTAATTGCTTTTTTAATTAGACGTTTGCCTAATGTTTTCTCGCCTTGTGCTAAACTATGTGGGTCTGTAACCACTGTAATGTTTTTAATGCCTAAATTCTTTTGTACTAGTAATGCATTAACCACAGCCAAACGGAAGTAATCTATCTCCGTGTTGTTATGTGCGAACATTATTACGCCGCGAGTATTACTTTCCTTCTTCATTTAGATCTAATATTTTATGTACTTTTCTTGCTTTACGAAGTTTTTCGTATTCAGCATAATAGTCGTTGGTTACTTCAAAATATCTACTTTGTATTTCTTCGTAGAATAATTCAACATCAACTTTTATAGGATTATTATGTATATCCAAGAGTACAACATCTTTTTGACCGTCATCAATTAGTTGTTTACAAAATGTAATTAAGGGAATGTCTATCGTAAAAGTACCACCATTAATGCTGTAACTTAATAGACTTTGTGTTTTGGCCTTCAGTTGGGCCTGCTGATTGTTTAGTGTTACTCTGTAATTAGCAAATTCCAGAGCCTTTGTCAAGCGAGTACTCATGTGTATATTTATTAGTCAGAAAAAAGCCAGTCACTATGAACTGGCTTGTTAAATTACTTGGGTAACTTACCGTATGGGTTTTTGTATTTTAAGTACTTAGGTGTGTCTTTAGCACTTCTTACCAACCAATAGATTACTATAAAGTTTAATCCTGGTACTATAAACATTAACTGCCACCAACCACTATGACCTCTGTCATGTAATCTTCTTGCAGTTAGTGTTATGCTTTGTACGAGAGTTCCTAGTGTAAACAATGCTACTAACACTCCACTGTCTTTCATTTCTCCCCATGGTTCTAATATACTAAAGAATGTAAATCCTAGTACATAGTTATCCACTAGAGCCAATAGTCCAAATACTAT